ATATATATATGTATGTATATAATATATGAGTTATAAAGAGCCTGCGTATAATTTAATAGAAGATGATCCTGATACAGTGAAAATATATGCATCTTTAATCCCAAAAGGAAAACGTGAAGGAAAATCCGAAAAGGAAATAATGAATTTAGCTAAACAAGAAATGATAAAATATAGAGTCCCTCCTCCTAACAAATATAGAGGTGGAAAAAGAAAATCTAAAAAGTATCATACTAAAAAAAAAAGTCTAAAAAAAAGAAAAAATAAAAACAGAACAAGAAAAAATAAACATAATTTTAAAGCAATATGTGTATTAGTTGCAGATAAATCTAATGTTAATGGTATAGTCAAGTTTACACAATATAATAATAAAGTAAAAGTTAATTATGAAATAAAAGGTTTATCGAATGGATTACATGGTTTTCACGTACATGAATATGGTGATCTAACTGATGGTTGTACAAGTAGCTGCGCTCATTTTAATCCATTTAATACTCATCATGGTGCTAAAAATAGTAAAATAAGACATATAGGTGACTTAGGTAATATAAGATCTAAAAATAAATTAGCAAAAGGATATTTTTTTGATAAAATGATTTCTTTAGATTCTAAAAATGTTTGTTCTATAATTGGAAGATGTATAGTTGTACATGAAGACGAAGATGATTTGGGAGAAGGATGTAACGAAGAAAGTTTAAAAACTGGTAATGCAGGAAAAAGGTTAGCATGTGGAGTTGTAGGACTTTGTAAATAAATTTATATTCTATTAATTTTAACATTTTTTTGATTAATAAAATATTCAACGAATTCATTATTTTTATAATCGTGAATATAATAAATTTCACTTATACCTGCAGCTAATAATAAACGAGTACAAATAATACATGGATAATGTGTAACATATTGACCGTTTTGCAATAACTTTCGACAATTTATTTATACATTTGAATATTAAAACAGGACAAATAATTCGTTTGTATATATATTATATTATACATATTATTATATAATATATAATAATGAATTGCATTTTTTGTTGTGTATTTAACCAAGAAAAATATATTGATATGTTTTTCGTTCTTTTAGAGAGTATATTTATTTACGGCGATTTAGACGATAATACTAACATATTAGTTTATACATCTACACCATTTATGAATAAGATTAAGAAAAGTCATTTATTTGATGATAAAAAAATAATATTTGAAATAAATGATACATATAACGAGATAGATAAAGCATGTAAAGCAAGATTAGATTTGTTTAATTTACCTTCTATAACAAATTATAACAAAATACTTTATTTAGATACTGACGTTGTAGTAAAGGATGCTATCAATAAGGTTTTTAATGTTTGTAAAGAAGATATTTTATATGTATTAGAAGAAGGAGTAATACATAGTAATGATGATGATGATGATGATGATGATGGTAATGATGATTATTGGGGAAAATCACTATTTGGAAATGAAATAAATAATTACGAAGATAAAACAGCATTTACAAGTGGAATATTATTATTTAATAATTGTGAAAAAATAAAAGATTTATTTAATAAAATAAACGAAGATATTATGATTAGACCCCATCCTTTTCATGACCAACCTCATATAGTATATAATGCTTTCAAATATAATTTATATAATAATAAGATTCTAAAATCACTTGCTGTAAATATTTGTAATGATATTCATAGTGATAAAGTCATACATCATTTTCCAGGAGGACCAGGTGTATATCAACATAAAATAGTGGATATGACTAATTTTTTGAATAATACAAAAGATTTACATATTAACAATAATATTAATAAAGCCAAAGCATATATTAATACGAATTTATTACCAATTATTAATAATTGTGGTGAAAAACACGAAGGAAATATTTTTATGTTACATCATACAACGAATTATACAGATATATTTTTGAATAAAGCAAAAAATATAAGTAATCTGGTATTAAATAAAAATATAAAAAATGTAATGGAAATTGGGTTTAATTCAGGATTCTCTACATTATTAATGCTTTTATCCAATCCAAATATACGTATATCTTGCTTTGATTTAGGAGAGCACTCATATACTAAACCATGTTTCGATAAATTAAAAGAAACATTTGGTGATAGAATAAATATAACAATCGGAGATAGCACAAAAACATTGCAAAATGTGAATGATAATTACGATTTAATACATATAGACGGTGGACATTCAACAGAAGTTGCTAATAGCGATATTATGAATTCATATAGATTATCTAAACAAGGAACAATATTAATTATGGATGACTATGACTTTCCTAATTTACATAATTTATGGGATAGCTATATTAATACATATAATTTAAAACCATTAAATATAAATGTATATAAATCTCCTCATCATGATGTTAAATATGTGTAAATTATAAACTTTATTTTTCTTCATAAAGTTGATGAGTTTCTTTTAATTCATATATTTCTTTCAAATTATAAAAACATTCAAAATAGTTTTTATAATCTTCATCTTTATGCGTGATTCATATAATTAAAAAATAATTATTAACGAATTATTTGTCCCATTTTAAATGTTCAAATGTGTAAAATAAGTATTCCAATCAGTTCGCATAGTATTATTTTTAACGAACAAATAACATATATAGTATAAATTTAAATAGGTTAAAAATATTCGTTCATATATATTTTATATAAACATGGATATGTTTCAAATTGATCAATTAGTATTGAATTTTTTTATACAATTGTCAGATAAATTTAAAACGGGAAATTATATTATAGATTCAATAATATCAACAATAATAATGGGAACTACAACATTCATTGCTCATAAAGTAATAAATAATATTTCATTGGACAATTTTAATATTTTTAAGATAATTCATTATTATATATATAAAAACAATAGAGTTGTATTAGAAGGTCGTCGTGTTTTATCAACAAATAATTACTGGTCGTCACATAGTGTACCAGCATATTCTGATAATTTCAAAGCAATGTGGAATCATATTATTCAAAATATAGATAATAATAATGATATTACAAATATGCGTGAAATAATATGTAATTATAATAAAGATTATTATGACGACAATAAGAATACTGATTCTGAAACATTATTTGTAGTAGATCAGATAAAACATTTTCCTATTGATATTAAAAATGATATATATGCTGTTTGTGCGATTGATGTAGATCAAAATAATGATGAAAAAAATGCAACAAAATATGAAGTGATCATATTAGAAATCTATAGTTCATCTAAATCTATGTTTTATGTAAAATCATTTATAGAAAATATTACCAAGAAATATTTACAGAGCATTAAAGATAAACGAAAGAATGTACAATATATATATACACTTGTAAAAAATAAATTTGAAGAAACAAAAGATGAACTGTGGAACGAATGTTTATTTAAAAGCACACGAAAATTTACGAACATGTTTTTTGACAATAAAGAAACTATATTAAAAAAAATAAATTTTTTTATAAATAATAAACAGTGGTATATAGATAATGGTATACCATATACTCTTGGCATTGGTTTACATGGTCCACCAGGAACTGGTAAAACGTCATTTATAAAATCGCTTGCAAATATGTTTCCAGAACGTCATCTGATTATATTATCATTTAAAATTATTAAAACGAAACAACAATTAGATAATTTTTTCTTTGAAAGTAAATATAATTCAAGTAACAAAGAATATATTGATTTTTCTAAAAAAATAATAGTTTTTGAGGATATTGATTGTGAAACAGATATTTTGTTGAAAAGAAGTGAAGAAAAATCAGTGACTAAGAATCAAGAAACTATAATTAGAGAATTAATAAAAGATAATTGTGAGCCTACAGAAAAACAATCGTTTTCCACTTCATCATCAAGCAATGTAACTACATATAATGATGACAAACTTACATTAGATGATATATTAAATCTTTGGGATGGTATTAAAGAAACATCAGGACGGATTATGGTTATAACTTCAAATCATTATAGTAAACTGGATCCAGCGCTAACAAGACCAGGTAGAATTGACATTACACTTAAATTAGACTTAGCGTCTCATTTTGTAATTAAGAATATGTACTATAATTTTTTTAAGAAAAATATTCCGAAGAATAAGATTGGTTTAATAAAAGAGTATTATTTTTCACCAGCACAATTAACTAACTATTTTTATTATAGTGAAAATAAGAATGATTTTTTGGAAAAATTAATTATAAATTCTAAAAATTAATTTTTATTTTTCATTTTTCTTTTTCATTTTTATTGATTTTACGTTTAATATTTTCTCTAATTTTTTCTGATCTGCTTTCCATAATATGATTTGTTACCTTCTCAATATCCTCCTCTTTATTAAAGTATTTAGTTAAAGCACTCATTAATAATTTTTTATTAATAGCTTGTTTTACTTTGTTGGTGGTGTAAACTAACTTACCATCACTTAAATCAAAACATTCAATATCGTTATTTTTCATTACATCCATTAAACCCGAACTTAATTCTTTCTGATGACTTTTACGTTCTTTAATTTGTTTTTGAAGAGCACGTATTTCTTCATCAACACCAATCCATTTTTTAACATGATTTACTAATTGGTCTTTTGTTTCCATTAAATAAATACTATAAAATGTGTTTATATTATTTATTTATCCTCATTATCTTTTTTTAGAATATATTCTTTAAATGACGTAATTAATTCACCTTTTCTTAATCTATAATATTTAGATATATGTATCTTCTTAGCTATTTCCCTTAATATTTTTACAGATCTTTCTGTTAAATATAGATCTTGGGAATGCTTATTTAAACTTTTTATTGATTCATAAAAATCCTTATCATTATCATCATTTGTTTCTGATTCTTGTATATTTTTCATTTTAGTTGTATGTTTATTACAATAAATATGATAACACATTGAACCACAAGGCGAGCCCTTGTTTTTACCACTTTTATATACATACTTACATATATTGGAAACCATTGTTTTATGTAATGGAGAATTTACACCTACAATTTTTTTAATTCCATTTAAATTAATATACGGAAGTAGTTTATTTTGTATAGTTCTGCAATATGGACATTTAATTTGATAGTCTTTTAGTCTGGTTGTTTCTAAGCATGTTTTTTTAACTTTCTGACATACAACTTCTTTGTACAATGGTTCATAATTGAACGTGTGACCACATAATAATTTTATCATGTTATTATTTAATTTTGCGTTAGTTATTAAGCAAACACTGTCAGTGGATACTATTTCATCGTCATTATTTAATAAGTCATAAAAATCTAAGTTATCTTCGATTATATAGGACATTTAGAGAATAATGTTAAAAACTCTTTATATTTATTATATATAGAAATGTCAAATTATACATTATGGGGTCCTGCAACGTGGATATTATTTCATACATTAGCTGAAAAGGTAAAAGAAGATAAATTTCCTATAATTAAATCTCAATTAATATCATTTATAAAACAAATTTGCCAAGCACTACCTTGTCCTGATTGTGCACAACACGCCACACAATTATTATCACAGTATAAAAATTACCATTTAATTAAAACAAAGGAAGATTTTAAATTTTTTTTGTTTAATTTTCACAATATGGTAAATGCCAGATTAAAAGTTCCTCCCGCATCTAAAGAAATGTTAGATAAATATAAAACAACTGTATTTCAACAGGTATTTGAATTTTGGTATACACATTTTAAAGTGGCAAGTGGCGGAAATAATAAACTTATGATAGATGCTATTTCAAGAGAAAGAGCAAGGACGTCTTTTCATAATTTTTTGAAATCACACGCACATTTCTTCGTTAGATAAATTAGTATATTTATTTTATTTTTTAACATATTATTTAAAAAATAAACTTAACCTTCCTTTATTTAATGCAAACCTTTAAATTTTCAAATTCCATATTTTATAATTGTGAAATGAGTTCGCCATTTTTGTAGACATTACATTTGAATGTTTGTTTTTCAGGGCGTTTACATACTGTTTTATTACTTAGTAATTCGTTAAAATATAATAAATTATCATTTCCAGTTGCGTGAAACAAAGTAAACCACGCTGACCCTAATATAAGACCAGACAAACCTCCAAATATAATACCAGTTACAGTTGTACATTTGCCACCTAACTTAGTAATTGCGTCGATTGCAAATATTGAAAGTAAAGTAATAAGTAACGCATAATTCATTTCTTCATTGAAATACATTGGAATAATTAAATAAGCCATAGTAAAAGCAATAAACATACTATTAAACGCAGGACTATTGTAGTTATTTACCATAAACGGTGACTCCATTATATCGCATGTTATAGATCTATCTGGTAGTGATGGACTTTTTATCAAATTCATTACAAAAATATTTATAACAGAAGCGAGTAAAACACCTGCTAAATAAATAATTCCCTTTACATCTTGGTTTAATATTGAAGCTAATACAAGTAATGAACCTAACAATATAGGGGACATTGCTGCTATTAATTTAAATATATTACTAAAATCCATTTTCATTGCCATGTTGTTATTATATTATATCATAATATAAAAACATCTAATTATCTTCAAAAACCAATTCGAATACTTCTTGTATTGTTTCTACTTGGTGAAACGATATATTACTCAAATCTTCTGTTGCAGCATATTTTTCCAAAAACATATTGTAATCTTTTTCATTTTCCTTAGGAAAAAGAAATTGTGTTACACCAGCAGCAATACCTCCTAAAATTTTTAGGTCCAACCCACCAATGGCCGTAACCTTTCCTTGTAAATTCATTTCACCTGTTATTGCAACAGTATTTTTAATTTTTCTATTATTTATTAGACTATATAACACGGTTGTAATAGCTGTGCCTGCAGAAGGACCGTCTTTGGGTGTAGCTCCTTCAGGACAATGAATATGAATACCTTGACTCTTAGTATCTTCGAAACTTTTGATCAGTTTCTTTTTGATATTATCATCAGTCAAATTCCAGGCGAGTGTGCGAGCAACATTCATACTTTCTTTCATAACATCACCTTGCATACCAGTGAGTTTAAAATCTAACAAAGTTGCTGAAGGAAAGAAGTGAGATTCGATAGGAATAATACCACCCTTACCTAAGGCATTTGCCCATAAGCCATTAATTATTCCAATGCATGGTTTTTCATGAATTATTTTAGGTTTAAAAGCATATCTCTCTTTTAAGAATTTTGATTTAATATCTTCAATTGTTATTTCGATAGGTATTTCTTGTTCATTCTTACCTGCAAGAATCTCAAGATTTATTTCTCCAATTATTTCGAATAATAATTCTTTTAACTTTCTTACACCTGGTTCATATGTATATTCTTTTATTAAGAATGTTATTACTTCGTCTGTAATCGTAACATTATTTTGTAATCCCATTTTTTTAGTAATTTCTGGCATAATATGTTTATGGGTTATTACTAATTTATCAATAACGGTTAAATGGTCAAATTTAACGCGATGAATTCTATCTAATAAAATTTTATCTATAAGCCCAGGATCATTGTATGAAAATATGAATAGTGCTTTTGATAGATCTATATCGATTCCACTAAAATATTTATCTTGAAATGTGTCATTTTGTGTAGGATCTGTTAAATGTGTCAATATACCTATAATTTCTTTTCCGTGTTCAGTCATACTTATTTTATCCAATTCGTCAATAAATATAATAGGATTCATACATTTTTTCTCGATTAAAATATCAACAATGCGTCCCCATGTCGACCCTACATAAGTATAATTATGACCTTCTAATGTACTTCCATTACTTGAACCACCAATAGCAATAAAAGCAAATGGTCTTGGTGTCCCGTCTTCATCATTTAAGCAATGAGCTATACCATTTTTTGCAAGTGATGTTTTACCAACACCTGGTGGACCTTCAAATCCAAAACTATAACCAGTATTTTCTCCATTAACCCATTGTCCGATAATACGTTCAACTTGTCTTTTTGCTTTATCATGTCCATAAACTGCTTCATCTAATATATCCCTCGATTTAACAATATCAGAATTAATATTAGTTTTAATATCCATTATATTGGTTAAAGAATTATGAATTTTCTTAATCGATGAAAAATCATTATCATAAGCTATCTGAGACAAATAATCTATGTTATGATCAAACAAACCAATGATATGTATTATAGATTTTTTCATTTCTTCTATTTTCATACCAGCGGTATTAATTTTTGCGATTTTTTTGTTATTTTTCGATATTTTATTAAATACACTTATAATGTCCAATAGATCTTTACGTTTACATAAACCAAGTTTACCAATAAATTCTTTCTCGTGATTTTTAACTATATTAATAATTTCAGATTCTAACAACGATACCTCTTTAAAGATATCTGGTCCTGTTATATTATGTAATGATTTACATTTATAATTAGTGCTATAATTCTTCATCATATCTTGTAAGGTACTATATTCTGTTTTAATACTTGACATAACATGTAACATCTTTTCCTCTCTAAAAACATTAAATGGTACTTTTAATAGTCCCTCTAAAAATTGTCGAGGTTTATTACCAGAATCTTCAGATTTTGCTTTAACTTCTTTTAGTTTCATAAATGCTTTTTCTTTAATTGAGTCATCTACTTTCATAAGACATATTTGTTGTTCTAATGGAATTTTATTGTGATCTAATTCTCCAATTTCATGTGTGTACTTTATTGTATTTTTCATGGCGTCTTTAAAAAACTTTTTCGCTGTCCATGGTAAACTGTCGAACAATTGTGTTTGTTCAAGAGTGTCAATATTTCCATTGTTATCATTAGACAATAGATCGTATAATAAATATGCTAAATATTGCAATTCAATGTCGTTCTTATGTAATAGAAACTTGATTATAGTATTACGTTGATTATATAAATCGTCGGTTATAAAATCTTTTACTAAAATGGAAACTTGTTTCTGTTTTAATAAACTAACACTGTTAATAATTCCAATATATTTGTGGTACAACTCAGAATTTGAATATATTAATAACTCTTTTGTGGATAAACTGGAGAGAAATCTATCAAATATTTCATTTGTAAAGTCAGGATCAGTTGGTTTATTCTTAGAAAGATCGCTAATTTTATTTTGTATAAATGAATAATTCATACATTCAATATTGATATCATCTACTATTCCACAAATAATCAAAGATTTTTTTAAAGGTTCGTGTTGAATCGCAATTTTAATACCATATACTTTTGTTTGAAATGACTTGCTTGTTCTTGATAAATCGAAACAGTCGAAGTTGTCCGCCGATTCGACAATAGTGAAATCTTCTACAATTTTGTTTTTGGCAATTTCTTTCTTTTTTCTTTTTTCTTTATATGCCATTACCTTATAACCAATTGGATGAACATATTTTTTAATAACTTCATAACGTTCTTTGTTATCAGATGTAATTATAGTATTAAGAAAATCACCACCAAAGCAAATTGTTATCAAGTCATCAATATTATAGGTACCAAACGATTTAAGTAACGATGAAAGATCGTTATTAATTTCTTGTAATTTGGATACATATAAATCTAAATTAGAGTCGGGATTATTTTTTATATCATGTAACATATTCTCTAATTGGGAAAATAATAATTCAAGAGATGACATACATATATTTATTTCATTTGAACCTAAAATTTCTAAACATTTGTACTTTTGAACAGATAAACATGTTTTTTTGATAATTTCTTGAAATGTTGAGATTTTAGACCTAATAAATGATGATATATCCTTTGGGTTGGATGGTACGTTTTTACCTTTCTGGTCATTAATTAGTATGATTTCACTATTTGATTTCATATAAATAATACTAATATTATTTATTTTCACCTTTTTTTTATCTATGACTTTAATTTTTTAAATATATTGTTAAAATATCTTAAATGTAAAATGTAATAGTAAATTATATTAATGGGAATACCAGCATATTTTTCATTTATTGTAAAAAATCATCCTAACATTATTAAAAAAATTAATACGATACAAAATATAGATAATTTACTTCTTGATTGTAATTCAATTATTTATGACTCATTATTTAATATTGAGTTTACAAATAAGGATGATTATGAGAATGACATTATCGATTTTGTATGTAATAAAATCAATGAATATATTGATAATATATCACCATCATCATTTATTTATATTGCGTTCGATGGTGTTGCGCCTATTGCAAAACTCGACCAACAGCGTGGCAGAAGATATAAATCTTGGTTTACAAACAAAGTATTGGATAAAAAACCATTGTGGGATAGATGTGCAATTACACCAGGTACAGTTTTTATGGACAAACTATCGAAAAGAATACATTCAGAATTTAAAAATAATAAACTATGTAAAATATCAACCAGCACAGAGCCTGGCGAAGGAGAACATAAATTGTTCCAACACATAAGAGATAATTCAAGTATATATAAAAATAACGCAACTGTTGTTTATGGTCTCGACGCAGATCTTATTATGTTATGTATTAATCACATGTACTTGTGTAAGAATATATATTTATTTCGCGAAACACCTGAATTTATAAAACACATCGATAAATCATTGAATCCTAATCAACTATACGCGTTAGACATAATGGATTTGTCAAACAACATTAGTTTAACATTGAACAACAATAATATATGTAATACTGAACAAGAAAAGAATAAATTATTTGACTATATTTTTATTTGTTTCATGCTTGGAAATGACTTTATGCCACATTTTCCACATATTAACATTAGAACAAATGGAATTAATATTTTAATGGACGCATACAAAGAAATTATCGGTAATCAAAATCTAAATTTGACGAACGGAAAGGATATTTATTGGAATAACTTTAGGAAATTTGTTTCTTATTTAGAAGAACATGAATCTGAATATTTTCAGGAAGAATATGAACGACGTTTGATGTTAGAAGGAAAACGCTTCAAAGGAGACAAGGAAGAAGATAAACTGAATAATATTCCTGTAAAAGATATTTCAGAAGAGAAATTTATAAATCCATATCATAAAAATTGGCAACATAAATATTACAAAGTATTATTTGACAATGAATCAAAAACCGAAGACACACAAAAAATTTGTATAAATTATTTAGAAGCTCTGGAGTGGAATTTCAAATATTATACAAATTCATGTCATGATTGGACTTGGAAATATAATTATGACTATCCTCCACTATTATGTGATTTAATTAATTATATACCTTCATTTTCAATAGAGTATATTCCATATAAAACTCCAGAAATTATATCTCCATATACACAACTTGCGTATGTTCTTCCCAAAAACAGTCTACACGAATTGTTACCTACCGACATATATAATAAATTAAAAGAACAGACTAATTGGTATTCAGAAGATTGTAAATTCGCTTGGAATTATTGTCGTTATTTTTGGGAATCTCATGTACATTTGCCCGAAATTCCTATTAAAACGCTTCAAGCAATTACTAATTAATTATTTTAATTATTCTTGTTAGATATAATCTAATATAAATATTTTTTTATTATTAATATATATATAATGGCTTTACAAGTGTACTGTCGAATAAGAGATGGATCTTATAATAAAATAATACAAGATGAAAATAAATGTAAAATTTTTATAAATCATAAAAAAAACAAGCATGAATTTATAATAAATAAACTATGGAAACCAGATGTAAGCAATGAACAAATTTTTGATGATTTATTTTTAAATACTAATGATTATACATTGAATTACTGGGTAGCTTTTGGTTACACAGGATCAGGAAAAACATATACTACAAGCAATTTAATAAGAAATTTATACAATACATTAGATACTGAGAAAAAACGTAAGTTACAAATATCAGCAATACAAATTTATAATGATCATATTTATGATCTATTAAACGAAAATAATCCGCTTATATTTTATAAGACGAATGATTTGGTAGTGAAAAATGTAATTAAGAAAAATAACGAAAATATTGATGATTTAATAAATATGATTGTAAACAATAGAAATACCGCCAAAACTGAAATGAATAACACATCGTCGCGATCACACGCAATTATAACTATTTATTCTAACAAAAAAAAATATATTATAGTAGATATGGCAGGACAAGAAACAGTATCTTCTACTAATAAGAACGACCTTATTCAAAAACAAGCAAATAATATTAACTTAAATATGTTAGCATTAAAAGAATGTATCCGAAATATAAACGACAAAAAAAAATATATTCCATATAGAAGAACATTAATAACATTGGCTCTAAAACCTATCTTTGAAGGTAATAGCAATGTTGCATTTATATGCAATGTTAATTTAAAACAACAATTATATTATCAAATAGATAGCTTGCGATATGCTTCATCGTTGTACAGAAAAAACGCAAAGAAAACCAATAATCTCATTAAAATATTTGAACTATATACACAATATGTACAAGATTCAACATGGTATAATTCGCAAGAACGTATGTTATGGCATGATAATAAGGAGGATAAAAATATTAATATCAAAAGTATAGAAAATTTATTGAAAAAGAAAAAAAAATGTATAGATTCTATAAGTAAGCATATAAATTCATACAAAATATTGCCGCCAATAAAATCAGATAATAAAAATATTATTTAAATAAATTATTCAATTAATATTTAATATAAAATTAAACAAATAGTAGATAGAGTTTGACAACATACTAAAAATTTAACAGTATTTGTTGCAGGATGGATATCACCTGATCCCAGCAAACACGCGGTAATTGTTGAAAAATAAAAGGAATCGAAATATCTTTGAATAGACGTAGGTCTTTCTAATTTTTTCTCGTCATCTTCGACAACATTTTTAACCTCTTTCACTATATCCTCTTTATCACTGCTTTCATCATTAGTAAACAATTCTTTATAACTTATTATGCCTTTATACCCTTCATCAATATTTTCAGAATCCTTATCAACTTCGTTTTCGACAATATCATCTTTAATTTTATCTTGAATAGGATTTACGCCTGTAAAATGACTTGAATCTAATAATCCATATAGTATACTAAACACTATTGTATTTATTAATAACAAAGTTAGTTTAAGTTGGAATTTACTATAATTGTTAAGCAAACGTATATTTTTGAAATTCATTTCTAATTCTATTAAACTAATGATAGAAAAAAAAAGGTTTAAAATTTTAAACGATAATATATTATAAATGATTTATAATACAATAAAAGATAGACATGAATTACTAAACAATATTTTACCAAATAATCCTGGAATTATTATTATAAAATTTACTGCCGAATGGTGTGCACCTTGTAAAAACATTAAAGATGTTGTATATCAAAAATTTAATAATGCTCCGAATAATGTTGCTTGTTTTGACATTGACATAGATGATAATTTTGATGTATATGCTTATATGAAAAGTAAAAAAATGTCCACAGGAGTCCCCACTATATTAGTATGGAAGAAAGGCAATACTTCTTTTGCGCCTGATAATGGGATTACAGGCGGTGATCCTACTATAATTCACAATTTTTTAAGCGATTATATTCCATAATTTTTAGCATAGACTATTATATATCACATGGAGAATTTGGATTTGAATATTGAAAATTATAATTTACAAGATTTATTAAATCTATTCAAGATAAAATCTCACTTTAGCGAAGTAGACTTAAAAAAATCGAAAAAAATGGTACTAATGACACATCCTGATAAATCAAAATTAGATAAAAAATACTTTCTCTTTTTTAGTAAAGCTTATAAACGATTATATTTCATATATAATTTTAAAGAAACACAAAATGGTAGTTTTGATGATGAATATAACGATGTATTAAAGAACTATTATGAAACATATAATGATCAGCATGACATTAATAAAAACGACATAGAAAAAGAATTCGATGTAAAAGATTACGACAAATTTAACAAAAAATTCAACAAATTATTCGAAGAAAACAAAATAACAAATGATTTTCAAGAAACAGGCTATAATGAATGGTTAAAAACAGAAGGCAATGATGTTCTATTACAGTTAAATCAACGAAACATAAATAAGGACGAGCAGCAAACATTAATTAACAAATACAAAAATACTCAAAAACAATTAATAAAACATGAAGGTATTCAAAATTACGAGTCAACAAATGGTTATTCAAATATTGTATCAGCAGCACCCAATAACTACGGCTCGGACGTATTTAGCAAATTACAATATGAAGATTTAAAAAAGGCGCACGAAGAAACATTGATTATTGTAAATGAAGAAGACATGAGGAAAGAGACATTTAATAACATATCACAATTAAAAGATCATCGTAATAGTCAAGACATGAATCCATTGTCGTTACAACAATCTAAAAGTTTATTGAAATCTAAAGAAGATGAAGCAAACGAAGAATCAACACAACGTGCTTTTTTTTTGGCAAAAGAGGCACAACAAGCAAATGATATTCATAATAAGGTGAAAAAGGAATTCAATTTATTAAAATAATTACATTACCGAATTATGCTAATTAATTTTATATGATTATAGTATATAAAATTAATGACAATGAATTTAGACTATATTTATACACTTACTCTTTTAATGGGTGCAGGATTCTTATACCGAAGATTTATAGATAAATATGATAATGACGATCTACGCGAATATAAATTAATTAAAAAATATCTTTTATCTGAATCTTCTATTGCTAAAAGTAAAAAACCTATATTATGGGTTCATATTCCATATGAAATAAATAGTAGATCATGGGATTCTTTTTATTCAAGAAATAATGAAAACTTAAATCAACCATATTTATACCTTACAATTGAAAGTATTATTAAACATTGTGGTAAATCGTTTAAAGTTTGCTTAATAGATGACAATTCATTTAACAATCTTATACCTGGATGGACAATCGAATTAAATAAAGTAGGTAGCCCTATGAAAGAGAAAATACGACAATTAGCAATTGCAAAATTAATTTACAATTATGGTGGAATGATTGTTCCTAAATCATTCTTATGTTTTAAAGATTTAAATTCAATATATGAGAGTTATTCCAAGGATGATAAAATGTTTGTATTTGAAACAATATGTAAAAATACAACTGAATTAGATTTCATACCAGATTCTAACTTTTATGGAGCAAGTAAAAATAGCAACATAGTAGAGAGATATTGTAATTTCTTAGAAATCTTAATATCAAAGGATTATTCACACGAGTCTAATTTTCTCTCTGAAACAGGGAAATGGTTGTATAATGAAACGCATAACAAGTTTAATGTAAGTACAATTAATGGTAAAATAATAGGTGTAAAGGATAAAAATAATAAATCCATTTTAATTGAGAATTTGTTTGAGGAACAATATAATGATTTTCATCCATCTATTTGTGGTGTCTATATTGATGATATCGAGTTATTAAAACGAACAAAGTTTAATTGGTTTTGTTATTTACATGAAAATACTGTTCTAACAGATTGTCACAATACTCTTGGTAGATTATTTAATAAGGCAAAACAGGATTAAATAATAATATAATAGTAAACTATCTGTAAATATAATAATAAATATCATACGTTGATTTATCATATTTTATTTTTGATGTATATGAAATATGATTACATTTACATATTTGTCGTAATAATGTAATAAATTTTGAGTAATTTAATTGTCTTTCTACATAATGAATTTTTGAATTGTGATAATAGGATTTTATACTATCTCTAAACACATCGACCAAATTGTTAAATTCGGCCTTTTTAAAGGAACTTCGGTTTAGTACGTAGTATGTATCTGTCTTAAATACACATATTTTTTCACAAAATTCATATAATATTGATGATGGAATTTTTTCTTTTAATATTTGATTACTCATTCAGTATATATATATTAACATTTAAAATATTATTTAAACGCACAATATATCAATAAGTTGTTTGGTAAATAAAATAAGTTCAATCTCATGTTCATGTATATTGTGAAAAATCGTAATATATTTACATAGAATTTTAATTATATTATATTTGTGTGTTTCGGTAATGGTTTCAGATATTTTTACAAAAATGAAAAAATTATCATATATATCAATGACAGAAAACCCCATATTATATATGTTCATTATACAATCGAACGCATCCTGTGCAGTTTCTTTTTTACACAACTGAATATAATGTTCAAAATTATCGAAAGATATATTTGTACAAATTTTTTTAATAATTGTCAGATTTATATTACTCGACTTCAAAAGCGATATTTTTTCTAAATAATTAATTAATGTTCTTATAGAATTATTGGATACACTTACTATAAATTTTTTTGAATCATTTTTCAAAGAAATAACTTCTTTATCGCATATATTATTCATTATTTCGACCATCTTAGAATTTATTACTGGTGCTAATCTAATTATTGTCAATCTTGATTGAATACTATCTATAACCTTTTGCGTATTTACACATGAACAAATAAATTGTACATTATTTCCATACTTATCAAGACAATTACGAAATACTTGTTGACTCTGATCATTTATAAAATCTATGTCATCTATTACCACAATTTTTTTCTTTCCTTTTATACCACATGCTGTTTGGCAAAATGTTTTGACTTCAGTTCTATAATAAGAAATACCTTGATCTTTCAAATTATTTATATATAGAATGTTTTCATTTGTCACTGACCCGAAGTATCCTTCTAACAAAATGTTAATTAATGTAGTTTTTCCATTTCCTGAATTCCCTACAAATAAGAAATTCATGTTATTTATACCTTTCATTATTTCAAGAACATGTAACATGTCATCATAAAAACAGAATTCTTTTAGTGTTTGTGGTTTATATTTTTTAATAAAGGATGTTATCATTTATTTAATTCGTTAATAAGTATTTAAGCTAATAAATATTTAATATAAATAATATGAATAATCAAAATAATTATTATAATACTTTAAATGTGGACAAACAATCCACAGCAGAAGAAATTAAAAAACAATTTAGAAAATTATCAATGAAGTACCATCCTGATAAGAATCACAACAGTAAAGAATCTGAAAGTATATTTCAAAGAATATCAGAAGCATATGATACTTTAGGTGACGCAAATAAGAGAAAAGAATATGACTACAATTTAGGTTTTGGGTTTGGTTCTGGTTCTTTTGAACCAAAAGAAAGTGACATATTTAATATGTTTTTTAATCCATCAAAATCAAGATCAACTCATGTTCAAAAGGCTTCTATACCAATACCACCATCACTTTTCGGTATGTTTAATCTCGGATCAATGAATATGAATGATATGCCTGTAAAAATGACACAAATGGATAATTTATTTGCCGATCAAATTGAACAAGAACTAAAAAATATGTTTATTAGTGGTTCTACTAACAATAATTTCAACCATGAAACGTCATTCAAAAAAGAAGTAGAATCTGAAATAAAACCATCCACACTTCATATTACACTTGATATTGATATCCTTCAATCATATACAGGATGCAGTCTACCAGTAGAAATTGATAGAGAAATATGGCATGATTCGAGTATACGCGAAAAAGATAAAGAAACAATTTACATTGATATTCCAAAAGGCATTGATACAAATGAAGTAATTACAATAAAGGAAAAAGGACATATCAACAATTATAATAAGACAGGTGATGTAAAGATACATATCAATGTTAAAAACAACACTGAATTCGTTAGAAGCGGTATTGATTTAATATTTCACAAGAGCATTACGTTAAAGGAATCCCTCTGTGGTTTTAACTTTGAGTTCACTCATATTACTGGCAAAACATATCGTATTAATAATAAATCAGGTAATATTATCTCCCCTGAATTTAAGAAAAAAATAGATAAATTAGGAATGAAACGTGATAACCATACAGGAAATTTGATTATTTTGTTTCATGTTAAATACCCTGAAACACTATCAAGCGAACAATTACAACAAATTGAGAAAATATTAGAATAAAATACTATCTATTTTTAACAAATCTATATAAAAATGAAAACAACAAATCTAAAAATAATGTAATAGAAGCCATATTGATATTTTTATTAAACAAATAATAGGAAGCACTTATGTATAATAACCCATGAAGATATCTCGTTTCATGCCAAAATACATTTGAAATTTGTTTTTCATGGTTTGAACCTATAATTCCTTTGTATATAAACCCTACACCGATTGTAAATAGTATAAATAATATAAATGTATTGGCTATGGCATTATTCATAGATGTATAAACATAATGAACTATAAATATTAAAGAAACACGTAAAAGAATACATATTAACCACAGTGGGTGAATTTTCATTTACTATTATAAAGTGATAAAATAATTTATTTTAACATTTTACCTATAAAATAGTTTTATATATTTTGTACATTCCTTAAAAAGAAAAGAAAATACATCTTTATCCTTCTCTTGACTATCCGCCTCTCTATTCATAGGTTCCGATTTTAAAAATGACATATGTTGTTCAATACCATCTTCCATATTTAATATTTATAAATATTAAATATTATTTAAAATACCGCGTGCGGAGGGAATTATTCTACATGACTCAGGCCATTCACCGTGGGTATTTTTAAAATGTATATTTGATAGTTTGTTACGTTCATTGTAGAATATTTTACGTTTGTTATAAAATTTTTTCCATACGCGTTGAATGATACGAATAAAGTATGTTTTAATGACAGCGATTGAATGATATGAATCAAGTAAATAAGGTTTCACAATGTGATATTGAAAATAATTGTTTTCAGATACAATACATTCGAAATTGGATATATATGAATTAGGATATTTCGATACAACAGGCCAATTATTATTTTGCATTTCTGTATATTTTTTATAATTATTTGTGTAAAATAAAGGAATCGCTTCAATCTGCCTTTTGTTATAAAAACTATCCTTTAATGAATGTGAACCACGTGTTGAAAATAATTCTGTGACAATGTAATGATAGTGTATAAACTCATCCTTTTTTTCAAGCGTACCATGTATTTTTGGCCAATATAATTCTACAAATCCTAATTTAAAATTAGACATTCTTTAATAAGTTACCTAATTTATAATTTACTTAATTAAATCAATTTTATATTAAAATAATATAAAGATATTATATATAATTAATATAGTGTGTATACACGAATTGCTCCTATAGCTCAGTGGTAGAGCGTTTGCCTTGTAAGCAAAAGGTCTCGAGTTCAAGTCTCGATGGGAGCTATCAAATTATAATATAAATTTTATATTATAATTTTAGCAAGTTTATAAATATTATTATATTTTATTTTTGGTTCCGCCATCATATTTATAACCATGGTTATTCATTACCATTATTTCATTGACATTAACACTATTAGAATTAAATAATGTTACTAATGGACGGCCATATTTATCGAACTTTTCAAATTCAGCAAACACAATCGAATCATTATCATAGTCGATATATTTCATTAATGCGTCTTTTGCAGCATGAGCTTTCTCCTTTACTATTTCGCGATTTGGAACGCTTAGTAGAGGCTTCATTTCTGGACTATCATAACCTTTCATTCTACAACGGATTTTAATTGGATTATTTTTCCATAAAAATAGTAATGTACATGTATCACCATCGTAAACATCAACAACCTTTGCATAACATTTATGTTTATCAAATGAGAAAAAAGATGTGTCCTTTACATCTATTTTGTTTAATTTACGTTTACTTATATTTCTTGTTAGACAGTTACCCATATAGTACATTATCTATGTATTCCTTTATATATGTTTTATACAAGCGTTGTATTACAGAGAGATATATATATATATTTAAATCATAAATATATATATTTATATTAGCCTTTTATGAGGATTGAACTCACGACCTTTCGCTTACTAAGCGAATGCTCTAACCACTGAGCTAAAAAGGCATTTTTGTGTATTTGTAACACATATTATATAAATATTATATTTATATAAATATAACGTACTAACTATTCTAAATTATGATAGATAGATTACCTAATGAATTAAATGATATAATATTTAATATGTACTGGAAAGATATTTATACAACTCATGTATTGAATGAATTAAATAAACCTAAAGAATTATATGATAAAATCATGAACTTCATTACAAAATTTGGTATTCCCACAAATAAATCTATATATCCAAATAATTTATTATTTTATTTACAGCAGTTCAATAATGAAATAAATACATTATTTGAAAAATCAAATACTTTATACTGTAAACACAACTACTTTAACATATTTAATGTTTTACAAAATAATGATAGTAACGCATTTAACAGTATTAACATTAGTTATAGAAATATATGTCGCTTTATAGTTTGTAAATCTGGTAATTCAAGATATCATGTTCATCAGTTTTTTTCTACCATATATTAAATTATAAATTTATAAATATATTTTTACAATTTAAGAAATTTTTCGCGTAGGACATTTTACATCAACAATATAAATTGAATTTTCAGTTAATATCAAATATTCGGTCTCTACTTTATAAATTTTAACAATAGGACTTGTATATTCATCTTCACTCTTTACAAGCAATTTTTCACTATCCTCTTTTACGCCAATAATAATTTTACCTTCTTGGCTTAAAGTCCAATAGTCTAACATGATGGGTTTGTCTTCTACTATTGCGATTTTACTTGCGTGTTGCATTGCGGCATTACAAGGTAATCTATAATTACTGCTTGATTCACTTGTACTTCCAGTGGAGGAATTTGACATTATTATAATGTATATTTTTAAATACCTTTTAAATACTTATTTTTAAAGTATTTATTTTATCAACGTTTAATAATATATTATTTTTTATTATTCATTTATATAAAAATGAACAAATCTATTAATTCTATAGATAATTATATCCAGACTTTAAAAGATTCTAACGAAATCGTACTTGAGAAATATTTAGATATTGTAGATGAGTATATAACCTTTGCAATATCGAATATTCATATTCAAAAAAATAATTATTTTAAATATATTATAATTAAAGGAATCGAAACTATTCAGTATGTCTTTATTATGCTATTGTTATACACTAAAAATCTTGATTTAGTATATCATCATTGTTGTAAAGCATTTTATTATTACATAGAATTTATTGGTCAAGTCGGAGATGATAATCATGTTTTTTTACGTTTAACATCAACGGACGCAATATTATTCGTATATAAAAAAACGATTTTTGAAGTAAATGAAAGTTTTAAAAGAACCTTCGAAAGTCCTGAAGATAAAGAAAAGGAAAAATTTGACACTATAACATCTACTATTGAATTGTTTAATTTAATATTGTTTAATACGTATGATAAATGTGATAATATAAATAGTGCTGATAGAAATAATTTATATCTCGATTATTCTATATCACTACTTAAGTCGTACAAAAAAATAATAAACAATGATAATAAATTATGCGACATAACTATTAAAAATATTCAATGTTTTAACAACATACTCACATCTAAAACAAACAACATCGATATTTATGTTAATAATATTAACTTATTTATTAAAAAAATCAATAAAAAACATATTCCTCTTATAGAAGATATAAAATACAACCATATTGATTTTGAAGATTCCGAAAATATTAATAAATTTATTACTTCACTATTTGATTAAGTTGTATTCAAAGTAATCATACGTTTTCTCTTTTTCTTTATATGATCTTTAGAATCTTTTTGCGAATCATTATTTACATGTTGACAAATATTGTTATATTCATCATGTAAAACTTTCTTTAAAAATTCATAAATTGTTAACAATACATCTTCTGTACATTTACCTACTATCAATACACTACCTGTTCTGAAAATCATAAATGACATTTCAGTATTGTCATCATATGTTATGTCTTTTATACCATCTTGTAATGTTTTATTTTTATTAGAATAAAACTTGCTCATTATTCCAGGATATGAACAAGGATCATATGAAGTATGTAATTTATATTTATACTTCAATATATCACATAATTTATCTCTATCTATATAATAACCACAACTAAAATTTGAATTAATTAATACTGTTTCACATGGACAATCCTGAAGAGAAATAGTTATCCCACATTCATTATTTAATATATCCAATACTTTTGTTAAGCATCTATTTAATCCGTCATCTGTTTGAATTCCAGGTAATTCTAATTTACCAGTATTAAAAATTTTAACATGCGATTCTTTAAAAATTCCATCATAGTTCAATCTTAAAATCAATACAAAACAATTATAAAATGCACTTTTCTGTTTACATCTATAACTGATAATATCCTTCTTACAAATCCCTACACTAATCTTGCGAATGTCTTTAAATTGAATTTTACCATCAGGATTTCGTACATGCGTAATAATATGTTCATCATAATATTTCTCATTCGTTAATTTATTCTGAATAGACAACACATCCTCTTCGTCTGTAAAATTAAATTTCATTTGTTTTTTAATTACACCTTCTTTAGGAGAACCGTACGGCATTACATTTATTTTCCAAAAACATTCTTTCAAATCAATGGAGTCAGTTAAATAGGCTATCTTTGTTTTTGTTGATATGTAAATATCTGACGATTTAGGAATATTTTTCAAATTATTATTATTATCATTATCATTATCATTATCGCATTCTAATTCACCATTATCACAAAATGATAACCAAGCTTCGTCACAATCATCCATATTTATTTATATACGTTTCTTTTAATATATTTTAAAATCAATTTTAAAAGATATTAAAACAAAAAAAAATATTACTCTATCTATATCATGGACCTTCCTAAACAGGAACAAGACAAACTTAAAATTCCCATTAAAATTCAAAAGACTAACTCCTTTGATATTATTTTTGAACAAGCAGGATTAAGTGGAAATTTCTTTAATCCCAATAAAAATACTCCTCCTAATAGCTTTGTAAATAAATTAGAACATCGCATGAAAAACTATTATCATCTACTTAAAGATAACGATGAGCTTAACTAAACAATACATTATAAAATACTTTGAATCACAATTATCAAAGTGAAATATCTTGTCTACAAATTTCAAAAAATCATCAGAAATTATTTTTTTTACATTTATCAAATAAAAAATATAATCCTTCAATATATTTACCCTCTCCATATTATATATTTTACTACAATCATTCAAATATATAACACAATCATCTATTTTACCTTTTTTTATATGTTCCGTTAATGTATCCCATTCAGTGTTTGTTATAATTTTACACATCGTTAAGTTATCTTGATTACATTGCATAAAATTAATCATACTACGAATGTCCGATTTATGTATATTTTGTATTGCTTCCAAATTATTATTATTTATTTTCAACTTTTCAGATAATGAAATTTTTTCTATAAAATTTATGATATTTTTAGAAGGCAAATTATTAAACCTCAATCTAACAAATTCGTTTTGTAGAGACTCGTCTATTCTACTTACATAGTTACATATTAAACAAAATCGAACATTATCGTTATAAGATTGTAGTAGATATTTTAAGGCCTGTTGCGCGTTTTTAGTCATATAGTCTACTTCGTCCAACACAATAAATTTTGTACCAACATTAAATAAGCATTTACTATTAACAAATTGATTAATTTGATTTCGTATTATATCTATTCCTCGTTCATCAGAAGCATTCAAATGAACCATTAAATCTTTGTTTTTTTGATTATTTTTAACTTGATATGTATTTATTAGATTTATCATTGTGGTCGTTTTTCCTGTACCTGGAGGACCATAAAATAATAAATTCGGGAAGTGACTTGTTTCTATAATATTTTCTAATACTTCTCTATTTAATTCATCTAATACTATATCATTTAATGACGATGGTCTGTATTTTTCAACCCACGGTATATTTTCCATTATAAGTATTTAATATTTTATGTTTAAATACTTAAAATATATATGAAAACTACTTAAATTAGTAAGTAGTAATTATGTCAAATGAATACTGAACCAAAAAAGCGAGGTAGAAAGAAAGGATCTACTAATTCTATACCACCAACTGAACCCGCTATACCAAAAAAAAGAGGTAGAAAACCTAAAGGTGGAAAAATTATTGAAGAAAATAATGTCAGCGAAGATACCAATGAAATCGTATCCAATGTAATTCTTCATCTAAAATGTTCCCAAAATGATATTAATACCGATTTTGTTGACGATAGTGTATTATCGCATAATTTATTCTCTTCCAAAACTAATGATCTGATGTATCAAAATTTAAACACAAATGATAAAGAACAAATGGAAATAACTAATAATATTAGTGAAAATAATGATAATTTATTATCAGATAATAATAATAATAATAATAATAATAATAATAATAATAATAATATTATAAATGATCCAAACGATTCATCCTTAAAAACAATACATAGTAAATTAAAAGAATTGCAATATAATTTACATACAAACAACATATGCGACAAAAAATCAGCATGTTTTTGGTGTACATGCGAATTTGACAATCCTCCTGTGTATATACCAAAATACCAGATCAACAATAAATATGATGCGTATGGATGTTTTTGTAGCCCTGAATGTTCAGTTGCCCATTTAATGAATGAAAATATCGATTCTTCCAGTAAATTTGAAAGATATCAGTTAATTAATAATATATATTCCAAAATATATGACTACAAAAAAAACATCAAGCCAGCACCTAATCCACACTATACATTGGAAAAATTTTATGGCAATTTATCTATTGCTGAGTATAGAAATTTACTTCAACACGATAGACTCTTATTTATCGTGGATAAACCATTGACCAGAATTCTTCCCGAACTACACGAAGATAACGATGACTTATTTTTACTGAATAATAATATGGGATCGTCAAGTCTAAAAATAAAAAAAAAATCAAACTATGTTTCCAAAGCTGATGTAGTAAATGAGAAATTTGGAAATTAAAAAAAATTGATTTGCCTTTTATGAATAGTTGAATTTATATAAAACTAAGTTAATATGAAGCGTTCATTCAAATCTAATATGCTGACTAATGGTAGAATCCGCAAGGATCCTTCCAAGACAGGAAAGTATGTAAAATATACTGGAAAGACATCTGAACCAGAATCAGATGAGACAGATGAAAATCTAACACAAGTTAAGCTTGTTGTAGTAGACAAGCAGCGTACAATTGTTCGCAAAGGAGCGAAGTGGTCAAGAAAGAATAATAATGTATAAATTACATTATTATTGTTTAACCTAAAATAATTAATATAAAATTTTTAACATGTAATAAATTAACTAACTCTTTTTATTTTTTTATTTTGTCCATTGCTTGACGAATCATTCTATATCTTTCTTGATTTGGTGATTTTTCAATATGTTCTTTTTTTATATTGCTTAAACCCATATAATCCCTTACTACATGTTCTACATTTAGGTCAAATTCTAACAGTTTATTTTGTGCTTTATTATTATCATAATCTGTTTGGCGCTTGACAACATCTATCAGTTCAGTGATATCAATAAGATTACTGTTCTCCATTTATATATATATTCTATATAACTATATTTAAACTATATTAAACGAATTATGCATATAAAATATATATATGAATTCATCGGTAAAAGATAAAGATAATGTTGCAAAAATGTACATCAAAGAAACTAAACACCGTTTGCTCAAATCATTCGAAACATTTATTGAAATAAATATTGAATCACAAATTAATTCACTTCTAAACAAATTAATGGAGGATAAACTGTTTAAATATGAATCATTCGTAAATACAATTATAGATCATCCTTTGATAAGCAGTGAGATAGATGTTTATAAAAATAAAATAAGAAGCTTAGAAGAAAAACTACATCAACTACAATCTTCTCAAAATATTTCACTTGAAATTATAGAAACCATTAAACATCACAGTGAAAATATACATTTAACAAAGGCTAAAGCAAATGCAAAAATACAAAGAGACAACGCAATCGAAGTAGTAAAAAAACATTCAAATAATTTCGAAGATAAAATTATGTACATTGACGACGGAGAAACAATGTTATCTGTTGAAAATGAAATAAGTAACATCGAAAAAAAATTTTCTGATTCAATTCAACAAATAAACGATATTGATTATCAAAAATGTAATGAATGTAAAAAATATGTAAACTGCTGGAAAGACGCTATTCATATTGTTTATCAAGGCGATCAATCATCACCCGACGACGAATTAACTCTATGTACCATGTGTTTCCAAGACATGGAAGATGAATTAGAGCAAAATAATTATAAGTGCGATGACTGGGATGAAGAAGAAGAAGCTGAAGAAGAGGAAGAGGAAGAGGAAGAAGAGGAAGAGGAAGCTGAAGAAGAGGAAGAGGAAGCTGAAGAAGAAGAAGAGGAAGCTGAAGAAGAAGAAGAGGAAGCTGAAGAAGAGGAAGTTGAAGAAGAGGAAGCTGAAGAAGAAGAAGCTGAAGAAGAAGAAGAAGAGGATGAACGATGTTTGGACACAATCCCTGAAGGAGAAGAGGGAATTGCAATGGAATGTATTCACTGCGGATACTATGTTTGGGAAACACCACAGGGCGTATGGGTTAACAACGGTGTTATTTATAAAGGTAAAGAAATATTACTCCATTATAGATGTAAAGAAGCGTGTTTATCTAGAGAATCACCAGAAATTATAAAGTCCCAGATAAAAATATTAAGTTGTGAAAAAAAGCAGGTTTATTTCTCTAAAAATGAAACAAAAGAGGAAGAGGAAGACGAGGAAGAGGAGGAAGAGGAAGAGGAAGATGAAGAAGAGGAAGAGGGAGATGCAGAGCAAAAATATAAGCAGAAACTAGAAAAATTGGTTGCTTTCGCTTATAGTTTTGGAGCGGAAGACGTTGATATCGTGAAGTTATTGAAGGCGATGGAGGACGAGGACAAGGAAGAGGACAAGGAAGATGGAGATGCAGAGCAAAAATATAAGCAGAAACTAGAAAAATTGGTTGCTTTCGCTTATAGTTTTGGAGCGGAAGACGTTGATGTCGTGAATTTATTGAAGGGGATGAAGGACGAGGAAGATGAAACAAAAGAGGAAGAGGAAGACGAGGAAGAGGAGGAAGAGGAAGAGGAAGATGAAGAAGAGGAAGATGAAGAGGAGGAAGAAGAAGTATTTGAAATAACAATTAATAACACATTGTATTACACAAACAACGAAGAAACAGGTTCAATATATAAAATTAATGAAGATCTATCTCCAGGAGAAGAAATAGGTAAATTAGAAAATAAAAAAGCAATTTTTTTCCCCTAATATTATAAATGGCAACTATTAATAAAATATGTTCACCAGCACTTATATATCTTGTATTTGCATTAACACAAATAATTATCGATATTTTTAAATCTCTATACAGCCAAGCTTTCTTTAAATTTATACAAATGATTTTTTTTACACTACTACTTCATATTTTATGCTCGCGTGGTTTAGGAGTTGTATCATGGTTCATTGTATTTATACCATTTATTCTTATGACAGTAATAACTACAATACTTATGTTAGTATTTGGATTAGATCCATCCTCTGGTGATTATACTGTTAATGTTGATGAAACAGGTGATAACAATGACAATGACAATGACAATGACAATGACAATGACAATGACAGTGACAATGACAGTGACAATGACAGTGACAGTGATAACGACAGTGAAAAAAGTGACAGCGACAGTTACAGCGATGAATTAAACAACACTACAGATGATAACAATGATACTAAAAAAGAAATTATAATAGTGAATCCTGAAAAGAAAAAAGCATATAAAATAGAAAATCTAAGCAATCGTGAAAGCAGTGAACCTACTGAATTAAATATTACATCAACAAATAATTTTATTAAAAATATATCAAAGAGAATTTAAAATGAATATATAAAAAGAATATAAAAAATTGATAATTAACTAACTATATGACTAATTATCAATATGATGATTTTGATATTAAACCACTGGTAACAAGCATTCTTTGGTTTTTTTTTATGGCCCAGGCAAATATTCAAATATGGTATAATAATTTTAATTCAAATTATGCGTCTCCATTATTCATGTATGTCGAAAAATTTTTAAATTTAGCAGACGAAGACGAAGACGATGATGAATCATATGATAATAAACCAACCGAACATTATTGTGATTTTAAATTTATTTCTTGTGAACTCCTTTATGATGATGACCAAGATTCAAAATCATTAATTATAAAATTAAATGATAGCGATTACGTTATAGGGAAAAAATTATTTACGAATTCGTGGATAAAAAATTATATTGATACAAATACAGATGACACTATCAAACATTTGAACAATGACTTAATCATTAATGAAAATTATATAATTAATTTTATTGATCATAATATTAATCAAATAAAAATTAATTCAGATCAATATATTATTTTAGATAATAATAATTATATTATCAAAACTATTTAAAAAAAATTGATTAGTTTAATACATATTATGAACGTTTCTACCAACATGTCAATTTCCCAGCAAGATAAACTTCATACCCTTAACACCGAATGGACACTCTATTCTCATTTACCACATGATACAGACTGGACACTTAAAAGTTATCAAGAAATAACTAACATTGATACTGTTGAAAAAGGAATTAATATTGTTAAAAATATTCCTGAAAGAACAGTACAGAATTGTATGTTATTTATTATGAGAAACAAAATTAAACCAATGTGGGAAGACAGTGAAAATCGTCAAGGTGGTTGTTTTTCATTCAAAGTTACAAATGCTATTGTTGCATCTGTATGGGAAAGATTAACATATACAATGATTGGAGAAACGTTATTTAAAGGTGAAAAAAATTCCAAGGTAAATGGAATCACTATATCACCAAAAAAAAATTTCTGTATTATTAAAGTATGGATGAAAGATTGTAGTAATCAGAATCCATTTGATATGAATTTATTTGACGGATTGACATCAAATGGATGTTTATTCAAAAAACATGCCCCCGAATTCTAAAAAAAAATAACTTCAAAAATCTTTAAAATTATTTTTTTACATTTGAAATATTTAAGTTCGCACAAAATATAATAAACAAATATAAATATTTTTTTATTATATACAATATCATAATGGACAAACACGAAAATTCATATGTATGTAAAAAACATTACAATCACAATAACGAAACACCATTATCTCCATGTCGTGGAAAGCCGTGTAATATATGTAAAAAACGTAAACCAGACGGGTATTCAAATCCTGATCATGTTTCCAATCCATTTGGATATTTGTATCTGATACCTAATACATGTGTTTCATGCGCAATAGAGCATAAAATATGTATGTGGTGTTAAATATTCTAATGTTCTCCATATAATAAAAAAATAATTATATTTATTTATTATATTTTCAAATTAGTTGTCTCATTTTTCTTTTTAGTTGATATGATATACCTACATAGAAGGTAACGGTGCTAAACATAATTTAATCTCGCCCAAAGAAGCAACATGGTATTTAACAACTAAAGGCAAATCATTTTCTAAATACATTTCTATTTGACTACACAGATTTGTACATTTAATAAAATATCCCAAATTCTTCAATGAAAATTCACCTTGAATAATCTTAGAAGCATCAGGTTTCAATTGAAATTCCAACGCACCGTCTGATTCTACACGTCTAATTTCAGCAGTTGCAAAAGAACCTGAACATCTAAAAATCAATTCATTCGCAAGAGATTTAATTTCCAATTTATCAGATAATGGACTCAAATCTCGAATGATCTTTTGGAAATCGCTTGAAGGCAAGTTTATAATAGATGAAAATTCTACATTTGGAACCTGAAGCTCTTCATGATCAGGCTCAATCAAGCGAAGTTTTTGTGTCTTACATTGTTTAATATCACCATTCTCAAATTTAAGACCCAAGTATGATGTTACACCATCTTGATAATCTTCGTTCTCAATATAAATTGTAAGTGTATCATCATTATCAATTGAATTAATAAGTTTAAATAGATGGAACATGTTTACACCAATAATAATTTTATCCTTCTTACATTCATATTCTTCGAAATTCTCTGCTTGTAAAAATAGATGGGCCAAGATTGTATGTGACTTATCCATATTAATTATGCGAATACCATCCTTTTGAAAGGTAATATTTGTTTCCAATAAAATATCTTTAAGAGCAATCATCAAGGTTCTAAAAGGAGCTATTTGTACAGTTTTAATTGTTAAAACATTATTGTCGTTAGTTGACATAACTATAATATATTTATTTGTTGCTTAAATCTTTAAATACTTATGAAACTATTATTTAAACGAATTAATTTTCTATTAAATTGATTTAAAATATAACGTTGTTAATCTATTAATATTAGTATGATGAGTGAATTATATTCAGAATTATCAATTAAATTATCTAAAAACATTGATATCAAAACAAAAAAGGAAGAGGGAATATATTTCTCATCACAAAATACAATCAAACAATCTATACAGATTATTCAGCCATTTCTAACAAATTGTAACCGCATTTTGGAACCATCTTGTGGTACATGTGAATTTGTTAATTCACTTGATAATATTGTTACCAATGCAAATATTGATTGTATTGAATATAACAAAACAATATTCAATGAAGTGCAATCGCTACAGTTTAAAAATACAACCAATTTTATTCACCACGATTTCCTTACGTTCAACACAAATACAAAATATGATTTGATCATAGGAAATCCACCATATTTTGTTATTCCTAAAAATAATGTCGAGAAAAAATATTATTCCTATTTTTCAGGAAGACCCAATATTTTCAACATATTTATTGCTAAATCATTAGAACTACTTGAAAAAGATGGTATTTTATGTTTTGTTTTACCGAAACCATTCTTAAACTGCATCTATTATGACAATATGCGTAGTCATATTTACAATAATTTTGAAATTCTCACAATAGAAGAAACAAATGATCCTAAATTTATTGATACCGCTCAAGAAACTATTATATTTGTTCTTAGAAATTCTAAGCCAGTAAATAATGATACATTTACAATCATGAAAAACGGATTTACAATATTTCAAGATACAACAAATATTACACATATTAAAGAATTATATAATAATAGCACCTCATTAGATGAAATGAATTTTAAAGTATCAGTTGGAACCATCGTTTGGAATCAAAAAAAAACTGACCTAACTAATGACTCGTCAAAAACAACACTAATTTATAGTTCCAATATCGAAAACGGTAAAATAGTAGAGAAAACATTTAAAGAACCTACTAAGAAACAATATATAACATATGATGGAAATAGTGATGTATGTTTAGTAGTCAATCGAGGATATGGTAATGGTGAGTATAAATTTAACTATGCGTTAGTTAATCAAAAAAAGCCATATTTGCTTGAAAATCATATTATTTGTATTTCGCCACAAATTAAGATGACAAAAACAAAACTTTTGGCACAATATAAAAAGATTATTCAATCTTTTGATAGTGAGAAAACAGAACAATTCATTAAAAAATACTTTTCCAATAACGCGGTCAACGTTACTGAAATGCAGCACATATTGCCTATTTATTAAATTTTCGTCTTTGCTACTTTTCGTGTACCATAACCATGTTTTTTCTTTGATTGTTTGGCAAGTTTTAATGCTTTACTTGACTTACTACACCCACTTTCCAAAATTTTAAAGTCTACAGCAGCCGACTTGCCTCCTGTAATTGCACTTGCAAGGCGAGCATATCCCCACGAGTGTCCTGTTTGATTTGGTCTCGATCCAGATGAAAAATACGCACCTTGTCCCTTTTTAACAATTTTTTTTAATGCATTTACAGAACAACCTGTTTTGCGAGATAACGATTGAGATGGTTTCACATTTGTAATATTATACATTTTTTCCGCCTTAACAATATGTTTTGATTTTTTTGAATTATATGATTTCACCTTTTTACGCGTATAATATCGTTTTTTCTTGTAAGCCTTTCTTGATTTTTTCAACTCACTTGCTTGTTGCTTTTTATCCTTTTTACTTAATCTTTTTGGTACATATTTTAGTGCAATAGATCTTTTACCACCTTTTGACATTTCTTTAAATTTTCTAAATTGCTTATTTTTTCTGTATTTTCGCGTTGTCATTAATATATAAATAGATTTTTATATATTAATTTATTTTTTTGATCTTTTCTTTGATCTTTTATTTTTTTTACTTCCATCACCACGACCTTGTTTTCTTGTCTTTTTACCTCCTTTCTTCTTTTTTGTTGTTTCTTTTTTTATAGCAACTGGTGCCTTTGTTTTTTTTTCTGGTATTGTATATCCAATAGTGGAGAAATCAAGTTTTTTCTTTCTATCAGGATGTTTGATATTAATTTGCCATGCTGTGTTTTGTATACCTAATTTATTTGCCCATCTCAAATTAAATTCAATATAATTATTTTCAAGAGTCTGTAAATATAATTTACTGGATGTAGTATCCCATTCTAAATGACTTTCCTCATTAAAATTAAAATTATCTTTAAAAAAACCAAGATACCATTTTCTAAGTACTTTATCAAAAAATATAAACCTTTTATTTTCTTCCCGATGTCTTACAGCTTCAATAAGATCCTGTTCACGTTGTTTTTCACTCATAAATCTTGTTAAATATTCGCGAATAGTAGTGTTTCCTTGTATTAAATCTTTTATATCAGGATTTTGTTGATTATCTGATAATAAATGAAAAAAATTAATAATATCTTCTGGCTCTTCATGTTCGCCTTTATTTGTCATATCTTTATTCCAAGATTCATATTCTTTAAGATGTTTGTCAATTTTACCTTTCATGTCTTCTAATACAATTCCTTTAGAATCAGCTATTTCTTGTATTTCTTCATCAGTTAAATCTTGTAATTGTTTCTGCGAATATGTTACAGGAAAATCACTACTAACACCAGGTACTGCCAATTTTTTAACATGACAAAAATAGGCTCTTTCACTTATTATGGGTAATTCAGGAATAGTCTCTCTAATTCTTGGTATTCCATTTTCAAAATGATATTTCCAATATGGATTACCTTCCCAAAATTCTAATGGTTTTTTATTTTCATCAACAAAAGAGGGTTTTCCACACATATATTTTGTTTTTAATTTTCCAGCATTAGTGCCCTCAGTAACCTTTTCATTCGTAGCAGGGTTATTTGCGTCAAATAAGGATAAAAATTGCGGTAAACTTTTGTAATCATGATGCTTATATTCATATTTTCTTTTAAGTTCTGTACCATCTGTTAATGTAGCTGTGTATTCAAAATCATAATTGTATCCCATACCTGCTTTTTGCTCTAAATTTTCATTTTGTACCTTGTCAACTATATCCTCTTTTTGATGAATTAACTGTTTTAATTCATTCATTTCATTGAAATAATGTGTGTATTTTTCATTATCTGGGTAAGGATTTTCTGATAAGTTAAAAAGATGAACTATTAATCTTTCCCTCCATTCATTTGAAATAGTAGCGTCTTTTTTTATACATTCCTTTTCAAATAACATAACTAATGTTTCATCCCTTAAAAATGTATCCTGTTGTTCAGGTGTCATTGATTTAGGTTCTTGAAGTCTTGGACATTGTAAAATAGGCATAATATATATAATAATATAATACTAAATTTAAATTATTATATAATTAATTTACTTTCTAACTTTACGTGTACCGCGTCTTTTACGAGAAGAACGTCTTTTTTTTGTTGCACCAGTATGTACAGCACCGAATTTACCTTTTTTGGCAATGTAACCAGCTTTTACAAGACGCTTTTCTTTTTTGGCAGTTGCATGTTTTTTAGATGAAACAATACGACCATGTTTGTTCTGTAACAAGTTTGGTTTTTTTAATCCACCTGTAGTCTTGAAAGCAGTTCCATGCCATACTTGAGCACGTGAACCAATCAATACTTCAAAGGATTTACCATGAATATGATATTTACCATCTGAGCTTTTAGTAGGACGTTTCATATTTTATAAAATTAACAGAGAAAATAAAATATTTCTAAATAATATTTTAATTCCATAAACGCATTTTAAAAATTAGACAATGGCATTCCACCTGTACCAACTTGTCTACCATATTGTCTGTCTATCTCTATTTTAGTTATTACTGTTTGCGTTCTCACGTTATAAATACTGTTCAAATATGCAGCGCGATTTGAAAATGGTGATTCATTTAATGTACTCAGTGGAGGAGGAGGCTTTTTATTCGGATCTCTTAAACACGATGTTTCACATTTTGATTTATTTCTATATCTACCTACATTAAACATAGTGTTTGACATATATATATTAATAATTTATTAAAAATTATACGTCATTAATTATCATCGTTTAAATCTTCAGCAGGAATTACATTATTTAATTCCACTTTTGTTCCAATTTCTTTCTTTATATTTTCCATATTTATTGTTTTATCCTTGTCTGACATTCCACCCATTACCTCTTTTATCATACTCATATATAATTCTGTACCATTATCACTCTCGTTCCATTTTGGATTATATTGTTCCCATTCTTTTATATGTTGTATCTGTTTTTGCGTAATTTGCTCAATACTTTTATTCATTTTTTTATGTTTATTATCTTGTTCCCATGAATTTTCATCCTTCACAAAAAACTCCAATGACGTATTGTTATCATTGCAATGAAAAGGTCGCTTGTTTGGATTAATATCAGCCAAATTTTTAACAAGAATATTTGTTATACCTTTAATATAACCGTTATCACAAGTATACTTTAAATCTTCCAATGATAATTTTAATGAATCCATAAAATCAGTCAGATTCATGGCATTTTTACATTTTTCATTTAATATTAAATTAATAGTCATCGTATTATTAATATTATTTGTTGTATTACCTACCTTGCCTATTAGATTATTTTGATTATCAATTGTCTTCTGAAGCAACTCATGTAAGTTTTTTATTTGCTCATTTTGATTGCTGACAATATCAACCTTCTTTGGTTCTATTTTTTCCGTTTTTTCAAGTTCTTCCGTATTTGAACTATTACATGTTTTCATATGTCTTGATAAACCACTACTAAATTTATATACTTTACCACACTCATTACAAATATAATCATTAATAACATTGTTATCTAAATTTTCACTTGTTACTTCTAAAGATTTTGAAACTATTTTCAAATGCTTTTTCGTTTTTAAATGTTTTGTCCAATCATATTTATTTAAAGTTTTGTAATTACAATTATTACAAAAAAACGTAGTCTCTGACGACGATTTTTTTAGCATAATATATTATATTTATATTATATTTTTTTAAACCATTTTACATGTTGCGATTTTTTGCGACAAATGTTACCATTTCAATGATAACGTAGTAAAAAGTCGCATAACTTATGTTTAAAAATATTTAGAATAAATGTCCCTTAATTACAAATTAAAAAATCTATGCGATTTTTCGTTATCATTGCGTTATCATTTTTTTTTTGACAATGACACAAAAAAAAAAGGACCGAAAAAAAAATTATAGTGCCTTTTTTTTAGTACTACACAACTTTCCTACATGTTTTTTAATTTTTTTTTCACATTTATTTTCTATTTGTAGCAATTCTGATTTTTTATTTTTTTTTTTTTTGCAAAAAAGTTTTTTTGGGTTTTTTTCGACAAAATGATAATTAAAAATCATCAAAATACTTTTAAAAAAAACAAAAAAAAACAAAAAAATAAGAATTAATTGTACCTATATACATTATATTTTCTGATAATTATTTATTATTAATGTATTACATATACCAAAGTATGAAATTACCATTTTTACATAAAGGTCAAGGTAAATTGGCAAGTGATAATCATGGTGTTACTACATTCGCAATAAAACGAAAGGAGAAAATTATTGCTGAGCAATTAGAACGTGAAAAAAAAGCGACCTTAGTTGATTCAGCCAAAGATTATGTCTCTCTTGCAAAACAATTACACGACGAAACAAAAAAACAACACAACCAGTCGTCAATATTTCATTATTTTAATACTAAAAAATAAGAATATAACGAACATTTACTATTGAAAATCTACCTTTTTCAGATTTAATAGCTATTCTAAAGATGCCATATGATTTATTTATATATATTTATTAATAAATCATGTAGTAACAATATAATAATTATATTATTATTGTTACCTATAAGTATCATTATATAAAATATAAACATCATTTTTAACGATTAATTTTAAAATTGAATCTATTTAAAAATAAAGGAATATAACACATAATAAGATAATGTCGATTAAATCGAATCTTGCTGTTCAGTATCAAAAAAAAACCGACAAGGAACACATCTTGGACAATCCAGATACCTATATCGGATCTGTCGAAAATGTAGATACCGAAGGTTATATTTTCGATGATACAGTTAATGGACTTGTTCAAAAACAATATCACTATATCCCAGGACTATATAAACTTTTCGATGAAGCTATTGTTAATTGTCGCGATCATGCAATCAGAATAAAACAAGCAATGGCATCTTGCAAGTCAAATACACTACCTATTTCATACATTGATGTTTCTATTAGTGATGATGGTACTATGTCATTCACCAATGATGGCAATGGCATTGATATTGAAAAGCATCCCACATATGATATTTGGATTCCAGAGATGATTTTTGCTCACCTTCGCACAGGCACTAACTACAATAAAGAAGAAAAAAAAATCGTTGGGGGTAAAAATGGTTTCGGAGCAAAACTCATATTTATTTGGTCAACAGAAGGCGAATTGGAAACTGTAGATCATGTCCGCGGTCTAAAATTTACACAAAAATATAGCAAAAATTTGGATGTTATTGAACCACCCGTTATTAAAAAATTTCGTGGTAAACCTTATACAAGAATCAGTTTTAAACCTGATTACGCCCGTCTCGGAAAAACAGGATTATCACCAGATGAATTAGCATTATTTAAAAAACGTGTTTATGATATTGCTGCTGTAACCGATAAAGCTGTTAAAGTTAAGTTTAATGGAGAATTAGTTCCCGTTCGTGATTTTCAACAATATTCTGACCTTTATATTGGAGGAAAAGATGACGCAAAAAGAGCATATGAAAAAGATGATGAACGTTGGGAATACATAGTTGCTTTGTCACCTACCGATGAATTTACTCAAGTATCATTTGTGAATGGTATTTATACTTCAAAGGGCGGAAAACATGTTGACTATATTTTAAATCAAATTATCAGAAAATTAGTTGCTTATATTCAAAAGAAGAAAAAGATCGATGTAAAACCTACCACAATTAAAGAACAACTTATGTTATTTATGCGCTGTGATATTGAAAATCCCGCATTCGATAGTCAAACAAAAGATTACATGAATACGCCAAGCACTAAGTTTGGTTCTACATGTACAGTAAGTGATAAATTTATTGAAAAACTTGCCAAGTTGGGCGTCATGGATGCTGCTTGCGCCCTTACTGAAGTCAAGCAAAATAAAACTGCAAAGAAGAGTGATGGAATGAAAGTAAAATCTATTCGTGGAATTCCAAAATTAGTAGATGCAAACTTTGCTGGTACTGCTGATTCTCATAAATGTACAGTCATCTTTTGCGAGGGAGATTCAGCAAAAGCTGGTATTATTTCAGGTCTTTCCAAAGACGATAGAAATATTATTGGTGTCTATCCCATGAAGGGCAAACTCTTCAATGTACGAGGCGAATCCATATCACGCATTAGCGAAAATAAAGAAATCATTGAAATTAAACAAATTCTTGGTTTAGAAACCGACAAAGTATACGAATCGGAAGCTGACATAAAGAAATGCCTTCGTTATGGAAAGATTCTATTTATGACTGATCAAGATTTGGATGGTTCTCATATTAAAGGACTTGGTATTAATTTATTTCAATCTCAATGGGCATCCATTGCTAAGCACAATGTTATCGGATTTATGAATACTCCTATTCTAAAAGCCAAGAAAGGGAGTCAAGAACTTGTCTTCTATAACGATGGCGAATACGAAACATGGAAGCAAGCTAATAATGATGGTAAGGGATGGAAAGTTAAATATTACAAAGGTTTGGGTACCAGTACCAGTAAAGAATTCAAAGAATATTTTGAACGAAAAAAGATTGTTAATTTTAAATTTACAGATAAAAGTGACGATGCAATCGATATGGTATTCAATAAAAAACGCGCTGATGATCGCAAAGAATGGCTTGGGAATTATGATCGTTCATTGTATTTAGACACAAGTCATCAAGACATTAGTTTTGAGGATTTCATATACAAAGAAATGATTCATTTCTCAAAGTATGATTGTGAACGTTCTATTCCTAATCTTATGGACGGATTGAAAATCAGTTTGCGAAAAATTCTTTATAGTGGTTTCAAAAAGCGATTAAATAGTGAAATTAAAGTCGCTCAATTCAGTGGCTATGTTAGCGAACATAGTGGTTATCATCATGGTGAAGCCAGTTTGAATGGAGCTATTGTTGGAATGGCACAAGATTATGTAGGCTCTAATAATATCAATCTTCTTATGCCAAATGGTCAGTTTGGTACACGACTATCTGGTGGTAAAGATAGTGCAAGTGAAAGATATATCTTCACAGAACTTAATCCTGTCACAAGACATATTTACCCTGAGATCGATGATAAAATTCTTAAATATTTGGATGATGATGGTCAACTTGTTGAGCCTATTTATTATGCTCCAATTATTCCAATGGTATTAGTAAATGGATCAAAAGGTATTGGTACTGGTTTTAGTACTGATGTCATGTGCTATAAGCCACACGATCTAATTGGGTACTTGCTAAACAAACTTCAAGGAAAAAATACCACTTCGGCACCACTGCTTCCATATTATGAAGGGTTCAAAGGAACGATTGAACCACTTGATGGTGGTAAATATGTAATTAAGGGTGTTTATGAAAAATTGGAAGGTGATAAAATTCGTATTACTGAATTGCCTATTGGTTCATGGACAGATGATTATAAGAAGTTTTTGGAAGATTTGATTGATAATAAAAAATCTGGATCAAAGAAAAAGTCAAATGTTATTGTTCGCGATTACAGTGATATGAGTACCGATAAAATCGTTGATATTACAGTACAACTTGCAAAAGGAACAATTGAATCACTTGAATCCGAAACACATGAATATAATCTTAATGGAATTGAAAAACACTTCAAATTATATACTACAAATAGTACGTCCAATATGCATATGTTCGATGCATCAGAAAAACTAAAATTATACAAAAATGTTTATGAAATTATTGATGATTACTTTGAAACCAGAATGGCCCTTTACATAAAACGAAAACAGTATATTATCGATTCACTCAATGCCGAATTAATTGTTTTGAGTAATAGAGCAAAGTATATTCAAGAAAATTTAAATGATACTATTGATCTTCGCCGTAAAAAGAAAGATGATATCATAGCTTTATTGAAATCAAAAAATTATGATATTGTCGACGAAGACGAAGACTATAAATATTTGGTTAAAATGCCCATGGATAGTGTTTCAGAAGAAAATGTTGAAAGAATAATGAAATCACATGATGAAAAAATGAAAGAATTGGAATTGTGTAAAAAGACTTCTGAAGCACAAATGTGGATGAATGAACTGAAAACATTGAATGTTAAATATAACGATTATAAAACTACACGTGAAAAGTCAATGAGCGAAAAGGCAATTGTTAAAAAGAAAAAGAAATTAAATCTCAAAAAGTAATCTACTGTTTTCCATTAATATATTTTGTAATAAAGAAATATTTTTTATATAATCAGTTACATAATCATCTGAATATTTATTTTTATTTATTTCAGATGCCTTTCTATAGATGAAGTTGTCATAATTTTCCATTTCATCTACTTCTATTGAATGAAGTGAAGCAAGAAAATTTCTTCTATTCAAAAAATTAAATAATTTTCTTCTTTCATGTTCATCTACAAAATCATGTATAGAATGTTGTATATTGTCTTTTGCACCTCCCATTTGTACATGACCACCACCACTTAATAAATCAAATACAGAAAGTCTATAATCCTCATCTTGTGCATCATATCCCTGAGGCCAATAGCCCGCATGAATATCATTATTTTCATAATAAGCTCGTTCAGCACTTCTAATAAGCCACGCTGTACCATATTTTCTTGCATAAAAAAAATCTTCAAGAAAATGTTCACGAAAAGGCAAGTGCGGCAGCATTTTTAAAAAAAAACGTCTTCTTCTTTGTAGCAGATTATAATTTCTATCTGATTCTGATTCCTCATCTTCAAAATATTTTTTCCTCATCTCATTTCTAAGAGTTTCATTATCTAATGTCAACCCTCTAAATTGTGAATCAAACATTCTTCCCTCACAATATAAGTTAAGTTTTTCAACAGAACCAATATCTTGTGAAAAATATGAATCGTAGAATTTACTAAAATTGGAAAACATATTTCTCATTTTACATATTCCATTTCTATATTGTAATAACTCTTGTCTACGTTTATTCATTACGTTAACACTACTTTTCGCGGTTTGCATGTTTTTAAATGTCTCATAAAACTTAGCATTGTTGCCTTCTTGTAATTTATTATATGACTTAATAACATTAGTAATTAAATCTCTGTTTTCATTTAAAATAATATCAAAACTGATAGTGATGGAGTATAACTCACTTTGATAATTTAGTTTTCCTGTTTTAAGAACATGTACAAAACAATCAAAATCTGTTTCCTTTTCTTCACATGAAGAAGTTCTCATTTCCTCTAATAATGTCATTAATTCTTCTTCATCAAATAACATATTTCTCTCTGGATCAAGTAATTCATCACGTAATCTTTCAAACTCATTATTATCATTCTCAAACTTATTACACCCGTCTTCATCTGACTTACATAAATCATCATGTTCCTTTGTGGCCTCTTCTGCCCGTTTTTTTTCTTGTTCTTCCATTATTCTATATGCTTCATCCATTCTTTTTGATTTCTCGTTATAATCTTTATTCATTGTGTTAAAATATAATTCATATAAATTGTTCAATCTTTCTTGTTCTTTTGGTCTATATTTTTCTTCATATTTTTTTACATATTTATTATATTTTTCTACTGTGAAATCTCTTAATTCTACTTTACCATCTTGAAAAACAAAAATAGTCTCTAAGTGTTTAAACGGATTTGTAAATATCTCATTTTCCATACTTTGTAAATAACCAAAATTTCGCGCTAACTCTCCATAAAAATCTTCAACCATCTGTTTTTGTTCTTCAGGACTTGCTGATTTAGCATGCTGATATCGTGTTTTTTCACCTTTCACTTTTACATTCCACCATTTGGTTAAAAAATCATCTACGGTTTCTTTATATTTTTCAACTTGTAATTCTTTTAATTTATATAAACGTCTTTCATTTTCTCCTACCTTGGCTTTATCTACAGGTCTATTGCCTAAGAATACATTAATTTTTTCGGATGCTTCACCCGATCCTTGAGCGTGTATATAATCAGAATGTGTAAATAATCTGAATGTGTAAAATTGTAATTCTTTTTTAATAAAATCAATTGTGTCTTTATTTTTGTCATCTTTATTTTCCTCTTCTATTAATTTATCTGTTAACATATTTATTCTGTTATTTATCAAACCTACAACCGTTCCTTCATCGCCAGATTCATCTATAGATGTTGTATCTATATCTTGTGCATTTTCAGTATTTTCATTTAATGTATTAAATATATCATATTCCCTCTTTGCTTCATCTGTTAATGTAAAATTATATGAGTCACGTGTAATTAAATCCTTTTCTTTTGTCTCTTCAAATATTTTTGTAAGCCAAGTTTGAAACTCTACATCACTAAAAATATCATCACCCAATTCATTATCTTCTGTCATCATATACAATGTAATCAAATCATTAAATGTATATGCCTTTGGTGGAACTTCTTCACCATCTTTAATTTTTTTATTTTCTTCATCGGAATATTTTAATCTATCCGTTTTAGCTTTCCAATATGGATCGGTAATTTTGTTTTTATCATCACCGTTTCTTTTACTATCTTCTTTTGAATTTTTTACATGTTCTTTTTTATTATCTTTAAACGAATCAAAATCACTTTTTTTTCCTGCTGCCTTTTTCAGCCTTAAATAATCCATCATTTGTTCTTGAACTCCTTTATCCTCGTACATTAACATAAAACGTGGAATATCTTTTGAGTCTTTACCAACTATACTATCTCCATTAAATAGAACATAGTCCTCTGTTTCCCAGCGATATGTGACGTAAGATGCCTCGAGACCCAACCCAGGTTGGATATTCTTCACCCTGTATAATGTTCTATTGTATGTCAATTCAGGGTGGATAGCATTTAATGCTTCTTGATTTTTTTTTCCAATTAACAACTTTTCATATATTGCAACACTTTTTTTATCTCCTTTACTTAGAGCATCCTCCAATAATTCCATTATTTCTTCTTTCAATCCAAGGCCTTCATATAATACACCAACAGCTTTGTTAGATAAACCATCATCGCCCATTATTATTTCAGTTCCATTTTTTCCATGTTGCCAAAGAATATCAACAATATCTATTATAGATGATGCTTCATCTTGTCCTTCAAGTCCATAAAAAGATTTTTTTTGCTCTCGTTCCCATTTAAATAATTCAGCAATAGATTCAAATGCTTCGCCTGCTTTATCATATCCAAATTTAGCTACTCCACTTACCCCTTGTTTAGCCGCATCTCCTGCCATTAAAATAACTGCATTTCTTAATTCTTCTTCAAAATCAACAGTATCAACATCTAATTCATCAGGCAACCCATGTCGTCTCTTTAATAACCTATTTTTTCTTTCTAATTCTTCCTTTTTTATTGCTGTTTGAGCATCTATAACCGAATCTAAATAATTTATTATATCCCTGTCTAAAAAACTTGTTGGATCATAATTCCTCATTGAGTCTGCTGTCTCTTTTAGGCCTTTACCATATTCAATAATTCCATCGGCATAACGTTTTGCCTTTTCAAACTGTTCTTTACCTATATCAGTGCTTAGAAAACCTCTTAATTCAGCAACACTTTCTCCTAATTCTGAATCTTCATCTATAAATTCCGACATATCATTTATTATTTCCATAAGTGAATCTCTCATTGTTTCACCGTATTTAACCGCGCTTTCACCTGCATCAATTGCTGTTTTAAGTTGTTGACCTGTATTTACCGCAATATCGCCTGCTGTTTCAGCAATGTCAGCGGCAACAGTAATTGCTTCACCAACGCCAGCAACAGCACCAGCAGGACCAGCGTACATTGTCGCAACTGCTTTTGCCGCTCTTGCGGTTACCCTTACAGCTACTTTCTTTGCTTGTCCTTCTACAATATGTTTGTACTTTTCTGTCTCTAAGTCTACAAAATCCGCCAAATTTAAAGCTGTATCGTTAACTGGTTTTAATCGATGAAACAATGGTTCATTATTTTTTTGCATAATTTTCATATATTCACGAGCCCTTTTATCTAATTCCTCATCTGTTAATTTGTCATTTTTTTCGGAAATATCTCTTTTCAGTTTTCCAAGCATGACTTCTTCCATCTTATTTTCCAAATCCATGATTAATTTCAAATCACTCGAGTTCAATTCATCTAACGAAGGATTAAGACTAAGCATATCCTTCATTTTATTAAAATAATCCTCACCCAATCCTGTTAATATTTTAAAATGTTCCAAACTCATCGAATTCCAGTCATTACTATTTTTTTTAAAATTAGCAACCTGTTTCGCCATATTATTATTAAAAATACTTTTTGCAGAAGCGATTGCTTTGGCTGCTCCTTCACCACCATTAATTTTAGCATCTTTACCATTACCTACTATAATTTCATCATCTTGAAAAGTATAATCATCTGCTATTCTATTAACAGTATTGTCCAACTGTCCTGCATAATCGTCACCTTTAATCCCTTTTTCTTTCCATACTTCTTGCTGTTTTCGTCTTTCTGCATGTGTTGCACTTGTATGTAAGTTACGTAACGCGTTTTGTTGATCTTTTCTATATTCTCGATGTGTTAATCCATACTCTATTATTAACATATTTCTCTCTAAAATAAGATCATTCATGTTTTTATTAAAATCAGTATTACTTAGCCCACGTTCAAATAAATCGGTTAAATCAAGTTCACTAAAAGAAATAGGTTCTTTACATATACCAACATTGGTTCCAAATGCTGTGTGTCTACAATTCGCATAACGCAATTCATTAATTTCTTGCTGTGCTTCTTTTAATACAAAACGTTTTCTAATATTTGATTCAATTGTCTCACTATCTAAATTTAAATTACTTTCACCTTCTCTTATTTTTCTATTAAGTTCTGAAGCTATACGCATTCTTTCTGAAGTTGATAGGTAACTATATTTATTATAATCGTAATTTTTTCCAGTTACTTTAATACCAGATAACTCAGCAAGTGCTTGGGCTTGGGCTTCAGCTGCCTTCCTGGCTGCCTCCTCCCTGGCTCTGGCCTCTGCTTGTGCCTGTGTCTCTGCCTCCTCCCTGGCTCTGGCCTCTGCCTCTGCCTCCTCCCTGGCTCTGGCCTCTGCCTCGGCGAGTTGATCTAATGTTGCTTTAATAGAAGCCTTTTGAATATCAAAATGTTCTGATGGAGGAGGTGGAATATCTGTTTCGCCTGAAAATATTTTTTTAAGTGGCGTTAATATCAAATTATGTGGATATAAAATACCACCTAATGCTTGATTTACAGATACCAAAAAATCTCCTGAATAATAGGTTGCTTGTAATACTACTTTTCTTTGTGCTTCACTAATCCCTGCATCAATCATTATAGACATTAATGAAATAAACATATTATGCCAAACATATTCTCTAATAAAAGCCATATCCATCAAATCTTTTACCTTGTTAACATTCTTCAATTTGTTGTTCAATCTGTCGTATTTCTTCTTGGAAAATCCAGTAATTTTAAATAATTTATCTTTTAATAATTTTCTAATATCATACGCTTCATTTAATAATTCGGCGGCATATGATGTCATTCTTTGTCTTAATTCCATTTGTTTCATTCTTAAAATTCTACCAAGATCTAATTGTTTCAATATTAAACTGAAAGGTGTAAATATCCAATGTTGTGGTGTGCTAAAAATATTTTTTCCTTCAACTAATGATATTAATGGTTCAAAATATTCTTGCATAAGTATTCCGTTAATATATGCTGCTGATATTACAGCTATAACTGCACTTTCTGTTTTATTATCATGTAAAAAATTCGTTACAGTATCTTCCATATATTTCCATTTTTCTTCAAAATAATCAGTTATATTTTCGTCTCCATCCACTTTTCTCAAACTTTTATACCATTTGTTTATGATAGCCATTCGTTTATTCTGCTTATCAGCCCTACGCTTTTCTTCATTTTTATAATTTTGTAAATCTAATGGTGTCATATATGCTCCAAGCATTTTATCAATATTTACTGACATCATTTGTTTTCCTTGATGCATTAATCCTGAAGTAATATTACTTGAAATCATGTAGAAGAAATTACCCAAACCAGGTATTGTGTCATTATTCAAAAATGATTGTAAATATCCTTCAATTGATCCCCATTGTTCTTCTAAAGCAATACCTGAATATAAATATCTAAGTACTTCTTCTGGTGATTTTAAATTATTGGGATCTCCCAAATAATTCAAATTTTGTCCACTAATAATACCTCCAAGATTTAACTTACTTTTTAATAATGATGTTATTAGTTCAGAATTTTCAGCTAATTGATCAACAGAATAATCTTTTCCTTCAGGATAAGCATAAATCATAAATGCTTTAATAAATGATTCTTTATCTTGAGGATCCTCCCCGTTTACTAACCATAATGGTGTAAATATGTCACCTGTTTTTTCTGCCAAATTATATTTGGCCATTTTTTCAAAATCAATACTACCATCTGCACTTTTAAATAAATCTTTAAATAAATTTGCCAAACCAGGTCCATTTACTTCGTCAAATTTATCTTCAAAAATTTGCTTTAAACCTAAAGCATAAAAATCGAAACCGTTCATAAAAACAATTCCAACAATATCTTTAACAATAAATGAACCACCTTCTAATAACATATTTTGAGCAGCAAGTTTCACACCTTTGTTTCTTGCAACGTTTAATGTGTCTTTTATTATACCATAAAATTTAAACACATTTGACAAGGCATTATTTTGAAATATATTCAACACTAACTTATTAAAAGCCTCTGGATTAGTAGCTGAAGCTAATATCACTTCCCCCATATTTTTATTTACTCCTTTCATTAATTCACCTATACCTGTAAAAACACCTTGTAATTGTGGCGTAATAAATGTCATAAAAGCTCCACCTGGTACTATTGTAACATACGCCATCATTACACCTCCTACAAATGATACAGATGATATTAATATTTGCATTGCTACTTCTTCGCTTTCTTTTTTATATAACATTATTTGTTCATGTTCTCGTTTCCATTCTTCCGAATATTCAGTAATTAGTGAACGTAAATTATCTACGGCTTCTTCAGTCATTCGCTGCGCTTTTCCTATATTATCTAACCGATTGTCATCACCAAATGTTTTACTATATGTATATAATTGACTATTGTCTTTCCTTTCAAATATTCTTTCTAATTTATCATCGTCCGTTTTTTTTTCATCATCATCATCGTCGGCATCCGCTCCTGTTGCAACTGATAAATTCAATGTTACTGATGACCAATCTCTCCTTTGTGTTGCAATTATATCTGATCGTATGGATGAAATTTCTTTTCGTTCTTCAAAATAATCTTTTTTGAAATTTCTTCTTATTCTTTTTTTATCGATAAATGGTCTGGAATCTTCATAATTAGGTATTCTTGAAGAAAGAAACATAGTTATATTTGTTGCTGACTGTGAAAAATTTTGCGGTTCTAATCCTGTTTGTCCTGTTTGTGATTGTTCTTTTGTTCTTTCCATATTTTTATATAATTTAGTATGTTATTAAATTATGTAAAAAACCACTTAATTTAAAATCTATAATATAATTATAACTAAATAATGTCTGAAGCAACAACAATATTAAAAGAAAATGGAGCGATGTTTAAGAAAAAAGCAGATTATTACATGTCTCGTGGAGAATTGGAAGGGTCATTGATCAATTATTTACTTGCAGGAAACTGTTTTCATACATTAATTGAATCTGGTAGTTCCGATTATAAAGGAGACTTAACCACATGTATGCGATATATTGTTCCATTACAAGAAAAATTACAACAAATAAAGAGAGATAGAGGATGTCCAAAAGACGAGGAAAAAACCAAAATATCTTGTACCGATGTAAAAAGAACTGATAATAAATTAAAAGAGTGTTTCACATTTGATAAATTGGCTGGTCAAACCGAAGCCAAGGAGCAAATCAAAAATGGTATTATTATGCCTATTTTATATCCCAGATTATATCCTCATTCATCAAAAGGTATTTTGTTTTATGGACCTCCTGGTACTGGTAAAACCTTGTTGGCAACATCATTTGTAAATGAATTACAAATGCAAGCAGATTGTTTTGATATTCCTACTAAAATCTTGTTGTATTCACCAACAGGTGCTGAGTTAAAAGGAAAATATGTCGGTGAAACTGAGAAAAATATTAGAAAATATTTTGATTGTGCAGAAAAACAAGCCAAAGATTGTTTATATTATCAAACATCCGAAAAAGCCAAAAAAGAAATTAAAACTGAAATTCAAAAATATGATACAACTAAAACAGATGCTGATATGAAAATAACAAGAGTTATTAGTGTCATTTTTATTGATGAAGTAGATGCGATTGCTGGTGACAGATCGAAAGATAATTCTGGTTTAATGAGTAATAGTGTAAATACATTATTACAAATGATGGATGGTGTAAACAAATACGATAATGTTATTGTTATGGCCGCAACCAATTACCCATGGTCATTGGATGATGCAGTTATGAGACGTTTTGATACCAAAGTATTTGTTTCATTGCCCGAGGAAGAGGATATTAAAAACTTAATCAAACTTGAATGTTATAGTTATATTCAAAAAGCGCTTGAGCCAGTAAAACCATCTAATTATGGTGAAGCTGTTTCTGAAATTGTAAAAGAAAAACCTGCTGATTCTGATAAATCAAAAATTGAATTTGAAGAACAAGATGACAATACACATACATGTGTTTTATCAGACTTGATTGAGAGAAAATATGATTTATGTCATAGTAATTGTTATGCAACTACAGTACCTACTTCTAAAAAATTCGATACTTATCGTGATTTATATTTCAGTACATTTGATGAGGCTGAATTAGAAAAAATTGCCAGTTTGTATAAAGATAGTAATTATTCTGGTGGTGATATTAAAAATGCATGTCGTTATGTATTCAAAAAAATGGGTAATATGGCTATTAAAAATATTCGTTATGAAGAAACACGAATTATTGATCCACTTGTTGGCGATAATTTTAACCAAGAAACTGAAGTTAGTCTTGATAATAAAAAATTTATTATTGATTCTAAAAAATCTGATGGCAGCACAACAACGGAAGACAAAAAATTTAAATTATTTAAATCTACCGCTCCTGGAAAAGGTGGCAAAAATAAAATGATCGAAAATTCTGAATTACTTATCAATTTAACAGGTAAAGATGTACAACAAGATTTATTTGGCTATCCAATATGTAGTACACTTCGTAATCCTTCTCCTGCTAATGGTGATGATGATGAAAGTGAAAGTGCTTCTGATGAAAGTAAAAGTGTTGATGATAGTAAAAAAAAAGTAGATGATGCTCCAGATCCACTTTATTTGGAAGATTTAATTTGTAAAAGTAATCATAAAGTTGAAACAGAAAAAATAAACCCAAATCTACCACTCCAGGGCTCTTTGGACGAGGTTACTGTTACTACTCAATTAGGTAATCATCATTTGTACATGGACATGAATGAATTCTTATCTCGTTCCAACACAAAAGAAGGGTATGCTGATGCATTCCAAATTATTGCGAAAATATTGGAAAGTAATTCAGATTGTCAACCATTAAATTTTAATGGAGGTGGACATGACGGTGGTGGTAAAAGAAGACGTTATGGTTCTAAAAATCACTTACATTCATATGGGCAAATTAGTAAAGATACTAAATTATTGGAAAAAATACAAAAAGGTGGTACATATTATTCTACTCCCAGGACAATAGAAGAAGAAATTGGTGGATTTCGGCAAAAAACCAAGAACGACACCTTTAAAGAAAAGTTTCCTTTCGAATTTGCCCGCCCCCGTGTAAGAGATAATGGCAATAATATATCAATTCGTCATATTCAATTAGCAGTGAATGTTGATTTAAAAAAAACTAATAAAATAGAAAAGGGTGATGATGAAAGAGAAAACAATTTAAAAAAAATGATTGATGATAATAAAACAACAATTGAATTACATGAAGGTGATGAGGATGAAGATATTAAAAATGCGTTGAACAAACATTTTTTTGATTTAACATACAAAGAATACGCTAACTATTTTATAGAAATATCAGATATAAAGGGAGAAACAAATAAAGAGGAGGAGGAGGAGGAGAAGCACTGGTTGGTCATTATTCCCCTTCTCTCTGACTTAAAAAAAACACGAATATATAAGCAAATAAACAAGGTAGGAGTAGCAATTACATATTATGATAAAGATGTTACTTTTGAACCATCCGAAAATCATACATTTGAATTTTTAACAAAAACATTCGAAAATATTAAACAAATACAAGATCAAGATACGAAAAAATATAAAATGATACTTTTTATTAAAGATCTTTTTAAATTAAAAGTTTGTATAAAAAATGATAAAGATGATGAAGTAAATAAAACACAACAAGTAAGATTAATTGATTATTTGCGTGATATAGACACAATAAAACTACAAAAATTTATGTATGAAGCATTACAAATTGCATCTAATAATAAAATAATGTTAGCTTACGAAAGTTTTTTAACATATTATTATTATTTTTTTGAATTATCTCACGAAAAAGACCCAAAAGTGATTGCAGAAATGAAAAAAATATTTATCAAAGATGAAATTAAATATTACAAACAAAAAAAGAAAACGATTGATGAAGAATTTCTTATAACATTAGTAGAATGGTCAGATGAATATAATAATCAAGATTTTGATGGTGAACTGTATGACTATATATTTAGTGATAGTGAGGTAGAAAATATAGAATTACCAACAGAAAAATCAATTAATGTAGGTAGTATAATAGGATTAAAAAATAGATCATTACTTTTAATTATAGTAGGTGGTTTATTAAACAATTATCAAAATGGTAACAACAAATATTTTACCAGTTTTGTGAATGGTAATGAGAAAGAAATAATAAAACAATTAGTAAATAAATTATACGAAACCAATGAATCATATTTTTATCATAACATATTATTGTGTTTGTTTCTGATTGAACATTTATTGAAACAATTGGTAGCTATACAAAAAGCAAATCTTAATCAACTTCAAACGTTGAATAAAGATATTAAAGAGTCAGATATAGAAGAATATAACAGAAAGGGAAATGAATTATATGAAAAGGTTGAAAATTTATATGTTATTTTTACACACCATTTACATACCATTCATAATACTGGTAGTGATTCTGTTGGAGAATTTATTAAAAAACTTACTGAGTTAGTTAATGACGATGATGAAACAAGAACACATATTGATACATTAAAATCAATAAATAATTATGAATCTGATCCACAATCCGCTGGAGCTGGTGATAGTTGGTCTGAGTATATTTCTAAATCAGTTATTGCAGCTGCAAACGCTGCAGAAAAGTTAAATTTAGGTTCATTAGGTGTTTATAGTAAACAAAACGAAGTAGCTCAAGCAAAAAAAGTATTAAACGAGGCAACAACATTATTGGAAAACTGGAGGGATGCTTCTTTAAAGTTGGAAGAAGCAAAAGATGAGTTTTATAAGTATTCGTATACAGACCCTAATTCTGCAAGTAGGGCCAAAGGATGGAATAATATTCAAGGTTTACAAGAAAAAGTTGATGTTGCTGAAAAAGCACTCGAAGAATCAGGAATAGGTGATTTAAAACATGATCCTCTACTTGAAGGTTCTAATGAACATCTTAAAGCATCATTAGAAAAAAAACAATTTTTACTTGAAGAAGAACAAAAAAAAAGTATTAACTATGCTTATCCTTTAGCTTTTATTTGTGGTTTTGTATTTGGTGGTGGAAAAGCAACAGTTACAACTGCTAAATTAGTAACAAGACCTCTTATATGGATTATTTCTGCTGGGTTCTCATCGGGATTGAGTAGTGCTTTCTTTTCAGTACTTGGTAACATAGCTCTTAGTGGTAGTGGAGTATTATTTTTAGAAGTTGCTGGGGATTTTTTAAGAAATGTTTATGAAGGTGGTGATCCAGATATGTTTAAATTTGTTGAAACAAATATTCAACTTCATTCTAATCATGTTAAAAACACTATTGAGCAAATGAAATTATTATCTAAAAACATTAGAAAATCAGATAATTTTAATAAAGATGATTTATGGAATATGTTTTATAAACAAGAAAATAAACAAAAATTATTTGATGCTGTTTCAACAACACAAAATAGAGATGAAGATAGAGGAATGCTTGGATCAATTGGCTCCAAAAATATTTCTAAAACTGCCTACAAAAATATGGTTATTGATGATGAAAGATTTCAAGAATATTCTATTAAAAAGAAAGATGGAAAGTATATTATTGATTATGATCGAACCTATTTTAATGAAAAGAATGAAGCTCTTAAAAAGGCTATTGATTATGAAGAAAAAATCAAACAGACTGGTAATAGCGATGAACATAATAAAGCTAATAAAAAAGTAGAAAATGAACTATTATCAATCTATACTATGATTGATTTTACAAAAATTGATGAATTTGAAAAAATGAAAGCAATGGCAGCAGCAGAAAAAATAGCAATAGAAGCAGAAAAAACAGCAATAGAAGAAGAAAAAATAGCAGCAACGAACGTACAAGCAGCAGAAAAAATAGCAATAAAAGCAGCAAAAGAAGGAGCAAAATATGCAGCAAAAAAAGTACAAGAAGCAAAAGAAAAAGCAATAACAGAAGCAAAAAATGCAGCAAAAGATGCAGCAACGAACGTACAAGAAGCAAAAGAAGCAGCGGACAAATTTATTGTACAGAATATAAAACAGAAAGAAGAATGGATGAACACCACTGTTGAAGTAAAAATCGATGATAAAACATTAATATTTAATATAAAGAGTAGAGAATTTAATGGAGACAAAGCAACAATTGATAAATTATTTAAAGGTGATATCAAAGAATTATTGCCTTTATCAAATAATCCATCTACAGAAAATACAAAAATCGATTTATGGGAGAAATATTTTAATATTGACCCTCAAGGTAAAAAGACACCAAATTCAGTAAAGAAGAATAATATTATATTATATTTAAAATCCTACTTATTATTGATTGAGTTAAGTATTGGTAATTTATCTTTATTGGCACAAAAAGACTGGGGTATTCATGAAAAATTATTTGTAAACTTACATGATGTGTATTATTACATGGCAATAAATTCTTTAGCTGATTTTAATAATTTATTAAATTCTGATACAGGTATTACATTTATAATCAAAACAGACACATATAATAAAATGACACCTGAAATTAAACGTTCACCTATTGATTCACGTATTTATTTACGTTCAATATTGCGATTTAAAGATATGAATCCAGAAAGAATTCATTATCAAACGTTTGGTATTTATAACAATACGTCCCATGCTCGAATTTGGAATCTCTTTGTAAATCCTGTCGAACTTTTACAAAGTATGAATGCATATGTACATAAAAAAGCGAATGCCTTTGGTAGATGGTGGGAAGGAAAGGGAGATAAAGGTGATCTTAGAAAATATATAAAATTACAAGGAGAGTTAAAATTATCACTTACTGAAAATATTGAACAACATTCACGTAGTATGTTCTATAATTATGCATTTCAATGGATCGTTTTTGCTCCTAAGAGTGAGACCAGTAAATCATTATTGGAAAATAATGATTTTATTAAAACATTGAGTGTTAAAGATGAAATGACAATGCAAGAAAAGATTAAACTTGCAAACGAATATAAAATAAATAAATATATTTATGAAAATAGAGATACAACAGGAAATGAACAAAAACTCACAGCATATATTTGTAATATTACAACAACAATTGCTCCTATAGGTGATATGGAGGAAAAAAATTTTAATAATACAATTACCAATTGGTTTGACTATTTTAGTAAGACAAATGACCAAATAATTATATTTAAAAAATGTCTTGCAAATGGTTCTTTTTTTGATGCTCCAGGAAATACAGTTTCATGGTTAGGTAGTACAATATTAAGTAGTGCTTATGATAAATTTAATAAATCTCCAGTTACAAGTAGTGTTTTACACAATGATAGAATGGATAAAAATAATAATTTATATACACACTTACATGAAGCAAGAAAGAAAGACACATTTTTTATGAGTAAAGAACAATTTTTAACGGCACTTTCATCGTCAGCATTAGGAGTAGGAGCAGGAGCAGGAGCAGGAGCAGCAGTATCATATCTAGGTTTGGCCACTGCTGGGGCTTTTATGCTTAGTGGATGGGGTTTGCTTATAAGTGGAGGTATTGCAGGGATTGGTTATGCTTTTACAAAAAGAGATCTCACAAATAGTTTTGATATCTCAACAGAAGAATATTATAAACAAATGACAATGAACAATAGTATTGATAATGAAACTTATAACTCTGAGATAAAATCAGAATTTTATAAAGCAAAGACTGCTAAGAAAACATTTCCATCTATTGATAATGTTCAAATTATTCCCAATTCAAATATTATTAAAAGTATTACCATTACACCTGTAAAACAATTCAATTTAAAGGGAAAAGATGACCAATTATATACATTGTATGGTCCTGAAGTTAAAATAGGAAATGAATCATATACACAACAAATTAATGTTGAATTTCACTCAACTATGGAAGAAAAAATTAATAACAATACAAAAATAACTCAAATTCAAGTTAAAACAAGAAAAACAGGTACTCATTGTATTATATTAACAAAGCAGGATGATAATTGGACAATTGATTCAGAACATGAATTTATTATCGAAGATAACGAAAATGGAATAATTGTCATTAATGAAGCGGATATTACGGAAATTTCTGTATTTAACGGTTTGGGTTGTAGTAGTGAGAATGATCCTAATAGTTTTAAAAACTCAGATAAATTATCACCTGGTGGAGATTTACCAACAGCAACAACTAAGTTAAAAACTGCAACAACTAAGTTAACAGACGCAACAAACGAATTTAAAAGAGTAACATCATCATCAAAATTTGTAGATGTAGACCACCCACTTTCTAATGTAGAAACAAATTATCAAACCGTAATAAAATTAAAAGAATATTTATCTGAAATGTTGGAAAACCCAGAAGCAAAAGAAGCAGCAGAAGCAGCAGCAGCAAAAGCAGCAATAGAAGCAGCAGAAGCAGAAGCAGCAGCAGCAGAAGCAGCAATAAAAGAAGCAGCAGCAACAGAAGAAGCACAAAAACCAACACCAGCACCAACACCAACACCAGTAGTAGTAGAAGAAGCAACAGGAGCAGAACAAGCAGCAGAGAATTTACCAACTGCAACAACTGAGTTAACAGACGCAACAACTGGATTAACAACTGCAACAACTGAGTTAACAGACGCAACATCTAAGTTAACAACTGAAACTATTGAAGCTGTAAAAATTAAAATAACAGAAATAGAAAAAAAAATCGCAGAAGTAGAAGCAAGTAAAAAAAAATTATCTAAAATGTTGCAAAAAACACAAGGAGAAGAAGAAGCAATAAAAGCAGCAAAAGAAGCAAAAGCAGCAGCATATAAAGCAATAGAAAAAGCAAAAGAAGCAATAACAGAAGCAGAAAAAGCAATAGAAGCAATAGAAGCAGAAAAAGCAGCAGGTGGTAATAAACCACGTACATACAAGAAAAGAAAAGGTAAAAGTAAACGTAGACGTACCGAAAAGAAACCAAAGATTAGATCAAGACCTAAAACACCTACAAAGAAACAAGTTGGTGGTGAAGTTTCTTTTAACCGTTGTGAAGATAAAACAGAAGAAGACGAAGGAATATCTAAAGGCTATGAAAATAGAAAACAAATATGTTCAAAGAAATATGATATTGATCCAGATGATGAACAAGTCAATGAAGATTATTTAACATTTAATTTCCGTGCTGATTTATTCCGTGAAGTATTAGATCCGAATAATACTGGAAGAGTCAATGCAGCTTCTACACCTGGTATGGTAGAATTATTAAAGAATTATCACCAAACAGGTAAAACACCTTCTGAAGAAGAAATTAAGAAGGCAAAAGAAGAAGTAGAATAAATTAAATAAATAGTTAATAAATAAAAATAAAAATATGTTTATTTATTAATATAATACAAATGGAAGAATTATATAAAAATATACGCATTAATGGTAAAATTAAGAATTATAATAAAATACGTAGATTAAATCTTTTGAATTTACTTATTCAGTGTCAACATTTCTATAAAGAAGAAAATCACAGTTTTGATTTTATTGCTCCAGTAATAGACAAAAATACAGAAAGTAAATTTATTGCTGAAGCATCCAAGAAATTAGTATCAAAAGACAAAATTTTTGGATTATTAGTATGTAATACAAAACTAAACTTATCAAACAAGTATTGTAATGATATGCTATTATTGTTAATTAACAAATATATGGATGATTTTAATAAAGGAACCTCAAGAGGTCGTCTTATTAAAGTAGATGATAAACTGGAAGAAGATAATGGTGGTAATCATACAATTGATATGTGTTTTTTAAATAGACCCGAAATTTATAAAAAACCGCAAAGTGGAAATTCAATAAATTCAAAAATACATCAAATGATGAACAAAGTATATGGTGAAAGAGGAAAGCAATTTTTATATTTAATTACTTTTAATAACAATAACTTTTCTGTTGTTGATTATAACGATATAAAAGAATCTACGCCAGAAGAACCTACTACCCTGGAAAATATTTATTTTGCAACTAATTTTTTCAATCAATCTAATGTGTTGGTTGGTTCTATTATTGCAAAAAAAGATGCGAATAACATATTTTTTTATCATGTAAAAAAGGAAGAAAAAGATATAGAATATCAAGAAAATATTCACGAAATAAATAGTAAACACTACAATGAATTTATTACAATTGTACAGTCAGGATCAGAATCAACACAATTTTATAAAATAGATAATACACCTATCAATTCAGAACATGTAGTTCATTATTTATACAAAAACGATTATGATGTTATTGAAGCATTATTGTTTATGTCAGACGAAGAGAGAACAAAAACCAATATTTTTGATGCATTATTTAAAACCCAAACATATGACAATCTATTAGAAAATATACATAATAGAACGAATTTCAAAGAATTGTTTTCTATGCAGCTTGTCAATATAACAGAACATTTTGATGCATCAAAACCTTTAACTGGTGGTAGTAATGATTTAAAAGAAATAGAGGAAACAATGAAAACTCATATCGAAAATATTAATCAAATTCATAGTGAATTTCATAATATAGGTTTTGATGATTTTTCAAAGATGTTGACAAGGAATAATCTTCACAATAATTTTGGATTAATATATATTTACTTGAAAAAAGAAGTAGTAAACAAAACACTAAGAGAATCCTATGTCCCTTCAATAGATAATATTTCAGAAGTAATCGAAGAACTGGAAGATTATTTACGTATTTATAGTGATTCGCAATTATCAACAGTAGAAGAAAAATTGTTTTCTATTGAAGAAGGAAACAAAATTTTGGATAAATATAATTTCATTTTTGATATTTACGAAGAAATGATTACTATGTCACAGGAAACAAATAAATTTCAATTTAAAGACAAATCAATTGACAACATAGATCTTGATTCTTATTACAATAATGTGAATTTTAATAATATCATAGATTACGATTATGTACCTTTTCAAGAGAGCAAAGAAGAACCAATGGAGGCATCAAATGCTGTTTTATTATCGAATAAAAAAATACAAACAGGTGGTAGAGCTGAAAGTGTTACGAAATATTGGGACGAAATTCAGCATGATAAAAAAACTATAGAATCAAATATAGAATCTATCAGGGAATTAGAACAAATTAATAAGGAAGTATATAGTTATGGGTTTTCTATTACATCAAGAATAGAAAAGTATATTGAGAATCATCATGATAAATTAGAAGATGAAAAATACGATAACTTACTAACTGTATTATACAGTTATTATTATTTATTATTAACATCAATACATAGTAGTATTATATTTGATTATGGAAAAATCCCAATTGAAGATAGACCAAAAAACACAATAATTAAGTCAGAAACAATTAGGAAAGTAAAAATGTATGATTATGCTTTAACTGAACAAAATAACCTTACAATATTAGCACAATTTGTAATACAAAAATTATTCAAAAACAACGATGACATCAATAGATTTTTTGAAATAGAAAATAGTGAACCAGAAGATAAAAAAATTAAAAGGTTTTTGGTTTTACTATCAACCAGTGGTTACAATGATTTTTTTATATGTAAAAACGATTTATGTAAAACAAAAGATGATACACTTGCTACAACATCAAAAGATGATACACTTGCTACAACATCAAAAGATAAATTGAAAAACAATATTTTTATTACTAATGATATAGATGACACCAACTTCAATAAATGTTTTGATAAATGTATTGTTCCAGATCCAGAAACTGTTTTCAAAAAAATGACAATTGAATTTAATATTGAAGAACGTGTAATTATTATTATAGAGAAAATCTTAAAAGAAAACAATGGTGGGTTAAATATAGGTAGTTTACACAAATATGTTAATAATGAACCACAGTTAGATTTCTTATTGCAGAGAGATATATTTGAAATATTAAAAAAAGTTACCTATGTAAATAATAAAAATTTGCATAATAAATCATTTGGTCTTTTTAAAGATGGTAACATAGTCGATGAATATCCGAAATATGATGAAATTCAAGATGATTATATTTATATGTTATTATCGGATGAATTAAAAATAAAACAGTTCTGTCCAGAAGGTAATCATTTTACAAGTTTCATGGATTGTTTGGAAGAAATGGATGATGATAAATTTCGAGAGAATGTTAATGTTATAGGTAAAAAATACCTTGAATTATTTGATAATAGTATTGCACAAGATTTCAATGTAAATGAAAATCCACAAGATACCGATGATTTTGAAGTAAGAAAACGTTTTAAATATGATATTTATGGCGATGGTATTGATACAACAAAGGTTGAACATGAAACAAAAGAAGAAGTATCTCATTTATTTGATAAATTAATACATGGATTAGGTACGTATTCATATCAAATTAATCTCAAAATAGATGAGATTATAGAATTAGAAAAAAATGGTACAACAAAAAATGATCAAATCATGGCTACGAAATTAGAAGAATTAAATAAATTGAAAAATGAACAAGTCAAGGCTGTAGACAATGATTATGAAAAATATACAGAAGAATTAGTCAATGGTAAAATTAAAAATGATAATGAAGAATTTATAAAAACATCTTCAATCAAAGAAGGAGATGTAAGAAAATATTTTAATCCTGGGGATGAGGATTATTTTAAATATAACGTAAGTGATAATGAAATGGATGTTATTAAAGATAAAATAATAGAACGTCATAAATTGATAAAAGAATTTACAAATTATTATTATGAGTTAAGTATATTATATGAATTTGCACAATATCTTCATAAATATCCATACAATATATTTACAGATGGATTAAACGAAGAAAAACCAGAACAATTTTTGGCAGAACCATCATCTCAATTTAATTTTCATACTTTTGAATATTACATGGATTTTGAAATTAATGCTACAAATTTACATCATGTATTTAAAACGATGAACGATAATGGTTTTAAAAATAAAATGTTTGATGTTGGTTATATATTAAAACAAATGAGACTACCAAAAGAATTAAGAGATGTTTCTTCAGACTTTGGTAAAAAAGATATGTTATACAATGTAATTAAAACAAAGTTAAGATCATTAAAAATTCTCAAACTAATTAACAACGAGGCAGATGACAGAGAAGAATTGTTTGATTTAATTGATAAAGTGGATAACTATGTAGACGAAGAAATGTATGGATACAATTCCAAAATTAACATGAATGATATCGGTTTTAATATTTCAAGCATTTCAACAATAGTGAATTCATTTTTAAGTATACCCACTAAATATGTAAATACTACATATAAAATAGTTGCTGATATTTTAACAAAATTTACTCCAGGAAAACAACATTTTCCTTACAGTGAAAATGAATTCTTAATAGATTCTTATTCAGGTGAAAATGTATATTCTTTTAAAGAAATGTATTTAAATGATCAACAATATGGAGGTAGAAAAAATGGTTCATTCCAACAATATGAGTATATTGATAATCCTATAAAGGGTCAACAAGGAGTCCCAGATAAAATTAAAGCAAAGATTGGTGACCCAATAGATGTTACATATCCAACTGAACAATTTTTAACTATTCATAAAAATAATTTGAATCTTCAGTTGTATACAGATATTTCTCGACTAAAACGATTTCGAAAATTTGATAAAGCAGGATGTTATAATAAATTAGGTATATTATCATATCAATATCCATTATTACAAGAAAAAGAGGAGATGGATAATTTCAAATTAATTGATTATAAGAATGATGAAAATATTGCAAAATGGGGCAATAAATTTATTACAGATTATCCATATGATAAATTACATATGACAGATGTTACAAAATTATCATCTATAAAAGAAATAATGTGTAAAGGTATTAGTACTGTTCCATTAGCTGTATCTAATAACTTTTTTAAAAAATTTATTATTAATTCTTCAGAAAATACGAAGAAACATATAGGTTTTAGAGTAGAAGAAGATGAAGAAGAAGGCGATGGTGAACTCGACAGATTAAAAGAAATTTTAAATGAATGTAATGGGTTATTAAAAAAATTAATCGAAAAAATTAATTATACCGAAGAAAGTCTTCATTTATGGAATGGTTTATTTAAAAATTCCATATTTAGAGTTAGACAAATTACAAATGATTTTTTATGTTTAATGATTTTCTGGTTTTTAAAACCAGTAATAGGTAACATCCATGATGACAAAATGGAGACTTTAATAAAATTAAATACAATATTTAATTCAAATAGGATTAAAAAGGAGAAAAAAAGAAAGAGTGAAATGCGAATAATTAGTCAGCCTAATTCAAGAGAAATTCATTTGAATATACATACATTTATCAATGAAATAATAAAAAAATTAGGTAGTAATGATAATTTAATAGATAAATTAAAAGATTACAATAATAACTGGTTAAGTGATGATGTGATTAGACAAATTATGAAAGCAAAGAATAAAGGAGATGGTAACGATTTTGATAAAAAGTTCATGGACCATTGTTTAAAAAATTTTGAACAAGACTCAGATGATTTTAAAAATATTATTAATAGTTATGATTTTGAAAAGACAAAATCTGGAAAAGGTGGTGGTAACACATATTTCAATCCGTTAACACGTAAAAGTAGACGTAGTAATCGTGTTCGTAATAGTACACAAAAAATAAAGCATAATATGTAAATACAGTTATATAATCATTATTTACATATTTATACAAAACCAATATGACGTTTTAAGTCCAATGTTTTGTTAGGGTTATTAGGTTGTACAGGACGATCCATAGGTGTATACATAGTACTTGCATCATGAATATATTTGACGTAACTTTGCGCTTCACCATAAACTTGTTTGATTGCATAATCGGTAACAATTTTATTCAATTCATAGATCTGACGGGTTGTATCATTTGTCATATTTGCGGCGTATTGTAAATATGTACTGCGCATAATTATTTTTAGATTGTCTTCATCTTGTATAGATACAACATATTGACCTTTTGAGAGATGATAAACGCCTGCACGGATTGCGTTTTGTATGATTTGAACATTTTGACCAGAAAAGAATGCTTTAGATAAAGTAGTATCCTGCCAATTTCCGACCAATGCTTCTCTAAATTCTGTGGATTTGCTATCTTTTGGAATTCGATCGTACATAGTAAATAATGTTTTTGTATTTGGTTGCGCTATATTTATTCTTCCATTAAAACAAGGTTTATTATTCATTGTATATATACTTAATCAGAAAAAATTATATCATAGAAGTATATATATAAAATGGCTTCGTTTCAAAAAAGTGTATTAATGATAGCAGCAGTTTTATTAATTATTGCTTTAATATTATTTGCAGTATTAATGATTCAATCTTCTAAAAAATACCCTCCAGTTGTTGCTAATTGTCCTGATTATTGGGTTGATTTGAGCGGTGGTGTCAATAATGATGGTAGTTCATGTTACAATGTTAAAAATTTAGGAAAATCACAATGTAAAAAGCAACAGGATTTTAATGATGATTTTTGGACAGGAGATGATGGAAATTGTAACAAACAAACATGGGCTAAAGGTTGTGATTTGACATGGGATGGTATTACTAACAACCCTAATGTATGTAATGAAACTGGCGATGGTGATGGTAGTAGTAGCAGTAGTAGTTCATGTAATAAAAACGGCATATTTTCAAAATCGCAATCAGGTATAAAAAGTTTTCTCGACTCATTTTAAATGACAAAACTAAACAATGAAAATGTTTATTGTATTAACTGTTATTTAAAAATGATTTCCATGATCAAACGACTTCCAAGAGAACTAAAGGCTATAATTTTCCAATATATACGTGGAAATATAAAAGTGTTATTAAACAGAAAATTGTATTTTGATAATTGGAAGTATTATAATATTATTTATAATGATACTTATATTAGAAAAATAATTAGAAATAATAACTATTTTTTATTTGAGAATTATTTGAACAGGGAAAAAATTTACGAAACATATAAATCAAGACGCGTATATACGTATAAAAATAAAAAATTCAAAACATATAGAGAATATTTGAAAAATTTGTGCGATTTATATGAGGCATATAAATGTAGTGTTTTGTTACAATAATAAAATTAAGTTATAATTGTAACAAAATAATATAGAAGTAATAAAATAAAACTGTATAATGGACAATATAGATTTAAATAACTTATTAGATAGAAATAATTTATTTAATGAACTAAGAGGAATTTTGAAAAATTTTAATGAAAACAAATATGATTTAACATGTAAACGCGGTATATACATATATGGTGATCCAGGTTGTGGAAAAACAGTATTTGTAAACAAATTATTAAAATCACTTGATTATGATATAATTAGTTACGACGCAGGCGATATTCGAAACAAATCTATAATAGAAACAATTACCAAGCAAAATATGTCGGATAGGAACATTTTATCGATGTTTCATAAAAAGGTACAAAATATTGCCATTATAATGGACGAAATAGACGGTATGAATAGTGGTGACAAGGGTGGTATTAATGCTTTAATTAAATTAATTCGCCCAAAAAAAACGAAAAAGCAAAAACTGGAGGATGTCACATTAAATCCAATTATTTGTATAGGTAATTATCATATAGATAAAAAGATTCAAGAATTAATGAAAGTGTGTCATGTTTTTGAATTGAAAGTTCCAACAAAACCTCAGGTTACAAATATAATACAATCTATATTTCCAAAAATAGAAGACGAAATTTTGAATACTATCTCAGAATATGCAGAAGGCGATTTAAGAAAAATTATATCGATTCATAGAATGTTTTCAAATAATTTGAATGATATTAATAACAGCGTGATTACCAATATTTTTAAGAAGAAAACATTTAATGAAGATGCAAAAATCATAACAAAGCGTCTTATTAACAATAAATATGATATAAATAATCATTTGGAATTAATGAACGAAACTGATCGAACTATAGTTGGTTTATTATGGCACGAGAATATTGTGGATGTTTTAGGGAAAAATCCTTTTGATAAATCAATGCCTGTCTATAGAGAGATGTTAGATAATATGTGTTTTGCTGATTATATGGATAGAATTACTTTTCAAAAACAAATATGGCAATTTAATGAAATGACATCGTTAATTAAAACATTCTATAACAATAAAATTTATTTGGAATCCGATCTTAAGACTCCTAAATTCAATCCAACTGATGTGCGATTTACCAAGGTTCTTACAAAATATTCTACAGAATTCAATAATAATACATTCATACAATCATTGTGTCAGGAGTTATGTATGGATGTAAAGGATATGTTATCATTTTTTATATATTTACGTGATTCTAATGATAATAACTCAGAAGAGTATATTTCCAAAATGTTTGAAAATATAGAAATAAGCAAATTAGACATCAATAGAATATATAGATATATCGACAAATGTAATAATTATGTTACTATAGATGATAACATTATCAATATTGAATAACTATAATTTAATTAATTATGAAAATTAAATTATAAAAATTATATTATAAAAATATTAGATTGGAAGCAAAGGTAATTTGCTTAACGTCTGGAACGTCTGGAGCGTCTGTGAGAAGAACGGTTTCTTCTTCTTCTTCTTCCACCAGCCATACCTTCGGGAACAGGAGGGGCAGCGGGACTACCACCTTGTCTGGAACCACCGTTCATTCTTGCGCCACCTCTGCGACTACGTCTTGAACCAGCTCTGCGAGTACGTCTGCGAGCACCACCCATAGCAGGGCGTGAACCGCCACGTCTTGAACCAGCTCTGCGACTACGTCTGCGAGAACCACCTGTTGCGAGATTTTTAATAGAATCCATGAGACCACTCATTTTATATAATAACGCAATAAAAAAAAAAATTAAAAATTGTTGCTAAATAATTATTTATTTGACGTAACTTGTTTTATTTTTTTTTCTAATTCCTCAATTTTAGCATCTTTTTCTTTTATATGTTCCATAAGTTCATAAATTTTATTTCTCTGCAATTCGAATAATCTTTGTTGTTGGTCTTTATTATTGTTACGTTGTTGCGGAGCGGTTTTTCTTTTTTCGATAATTTCTTTGCGTTTGACTTCAATAGATTCCATCTGTTTTAATACATCAGGTTTCATTTCGGCACGACCTGGTTGATAATTGTTCAATAAATCATCTATCTTATTAAGAAAAAATTCCTTAATATCATTTTCTTTCATGAAATAATCTATTGATTTATCACTTACCTTAGTAAAAGGGTTTTTATAAGTATCTTCCAATAATTTGCGCTTATCAAATGTATTATGAATATGTGAAAATACTAAAATAGTGTGCCTTGGGTCTAACTGCACAAATGGTACGGTATAATCTTTTAAAAAATCCTTTTCTTCAGCAAGAGATTTTTCGTCGTCATATTTAGAATCCTTCAACATTTCACGCTTAAATGCAAATGTGCCAGCAGTTGCGTGTGTTTCTTTGTAAGGACCAAACTGATACATCTTTTGAATATGTTTATAGTAAATATATATTTCACTTGATCCCGCACATAAAGCTTTTTTATTGTTTTGTAATTTTTCTACAGCATGACTAACGCGTGTTGGAGGGTAGTAATCATCATCGTCCATATATACAAGAATTTCACCTTTAGATTTTTCGTGCATTAAGTTGCGTTTTTTACCAAGAGTCATCTTTGTATCATATTTATAATATTTCACATTAGGATGGTATTTTACTAAATCTTCAATCAAATCAGTACCATCATCGATGATAATCCATTCCATTCTATCCTTTGGATACGTTTGATTGTCAAAGCATTTTATAATATAGGGAATAAACGGACGTCTATTAAAAGTGGGTGTACAAACACTAACAAACGGTAATTCCATTGTTTGTGTTTCCATTTATAAAAAGTTATAAAATGCTTTTAAGTATTTTACTTTATCATATTGAAAGCCATCAATAAAATGAATATAATTCCTGCAATGGACATATACAACCCAACTGACTTTCCAAGATGATTAGATGCTGATGTAATTACGACCAACATAATTAAGAATGTAGCCAGTCTTTTCTTTGTAAACATCATACTACTAATGCTTTTACGCATATCTTTATCAAACAATGGTTTCATTATAAACGCGAAATATATTAATGGTAGTATAAAAGAATTTATACTGGAATGTAATGTTATTCCACCGACAATAAAAATAATGTTAAGAATGACAGGTAATAAAAATACAAAATATAACCATGTAATAAAATTCCACCCTAAAAATGGTGGTATTGCATATCTAATATTAAATAATGAAAAGGCAATTGTTGCTGCTGAACTATATAAAGGCGACAACATCATAAGTGATAATAAAAATAACGGCGTACCTAACATAAATACTAATAATTCGCCCATTTTTCTATCTTCCTTTACCCCATCATCCAATACGTTTATTGTTTTATCAGTCATGGAAAAATACATTTGTAATAAAAATCTACCAGAAGAATATACTGCCGCCATAGTTTCTGTAAACCATGTTACGATTCTAAATACAAAATCTTCCATATTTTCAGTATGGGTTCTTTCATACTGTTTTTCTGTAAACTTATTTTTGTAAGGGAAACTCCATGAATCCATTGGAAATATTTCAGCAAAAGAAGGTAATTTTAAACCACCTGATCGTTTAAAATTTTTAAACGATTCTTTCCCTCTGCTCATTGCGTATTCAGACATTGTATTAAAAGGTGTATATGGTACTAAAAGTAAATTTTGTCCACTCATTTGCGTTTTTGCGTATTTATATGATAATAATACATTAACCGAAGCAAAGTAGAAGTAAACTATAATTATAGCAATACCAATTAATATACTTGTAAAAAATTTTCCAATACTTATGTCTTTAGTACCAGATTTTTCTTCATTTTTGTTATCAATATAAGAATCATTATCACTCATTATATATATATTTATATAATTATACAAGTAATTATATAAATTTTAACTCTAAATTTATATAAATATACTATATAGCAAACAAAAATGGATACTTATATTGCATTTTTTTTATTTATTTTCATATTAAAAGCTATTTCATATCTTTTACAATATAATAAACCCATGATAACTGAATCCATGAAAAATGCATTAAATTATGGCGAAAACAATTCTACTGAAAATGTTCAAGCGGAAATGATGAAAACCTACAAAGTAGAATATGCTAAAAGACCATCATTAACAGGTATATATACCGAAACAGGACCATTGGGAGCAAATATCGGCTGTTACGACTCTCAAACACAAGCATGTAATTGTATTTCTGATCCTACCAAATAATTTTGTTACTTAACGTGTATACATTAAGGAACAATTTCCCGAAGTAAATTTAACTATATTATAACGTTCTTCAAACAAATGCATATCATATGTATAATCAAAAATACGCCATGAAGGTTTATTTACACCAATTGGAATTGCTGGATCAACCCCATTTGGAGGTATACAAATTTGATATGTAACCGCATTCTCATCTAATGGAGGGGTATACGTAGTAAATTCTAATTCTACTTTACTGAATTTACTTAAATTCATTGCTCCAGATGGCTGTAAATCGAATGGACTTGTATTTAAACAAAAATTATAACAATATAGACCTTCTTTGGCATTTCCATCTGTGCGAATGTATTTTTCTACATATTCAAATACTCCTGATTCAAAGGTGTTTTCTCTATATTTTCCATCTAACAGAACACCGAATGTAGACATAATACTTTTCTGATTCTCTACAAAATATTGTCCAGTAATAAACAAGTTATTGATAGTTCCAGCTGGATTTTTATATACAGAAATATTTCCCCCTGTATCTGTATTTGGATTAGAAATAGATGGAAAACCATTATTAGGATACGTAGACAAATCAGCATTTACATGAGACGGAGAAGGTATATATATATCTTGAGGAATATACTGATATGGCCAATTTGTATAATTAGACCATTCATTTCTCATATTTACATCACTCCTTTGAAAATACCACATCCACGAATTAACCAATCCCAACGAATCTGTGTTTATTTTTTGTGTTCCTACAACATTATGATATACATGTTCATATACCTCTTTGATCAAATATTCATGTGATTGTTTTGCAAATACTCTATTTTCATCCTTGGATAAAAACCCATAGGTAGAAATTAAATGAATATCTGAATTAAAATTCGTTCTTTTATCAGCATAAATCAAGTCTACATTGGGTGGTGTTTGTATAAAATTATGAAATTGTTGATAATCTTGATTCGCATTTGGTTGAATATATGGATAATTATTTTCCCTGTCCTTTACATCTCTAATTATATACAATTCATTAAGTGGTCTTAGTGTAACATTTATAATTAATTCATTATACTGCATAGCTATTAAAGGAAACGCTTGTTTTGATGTCATAGTAAACCATACATTAATAGGTATATATATTGTCTTACCGCGAATAGATGGTTCAGCACCACCACTTGATTCATTAAAAAAAGCACTTGGATATGCGTTTCTCCTATTAGAAAAGTTTGATGGATCATTGTAATATGCTGTGTTGCCTGTCATATTATCATGTAATTTTTTTTTAGTTTCACTAAAGTCGCGTTCAATCATCGATGTTAAGTAATCTCCTGAAATTCTTTGTAATAAAGAACCACCTACCGAGACCGTTATTTCTTTTATCATACGTGTACCTAAATCTTTAATCCATTTAAATTCATATGGAATCCATGAATCATAAGCAGTTTTTGGAGGATAAATAGGACTCCATATATGTGGTAATGTAACAGATAAATAGGTATCCATTAACAAATCACCATATCTCGGTACCTTGAATGTTAAATGAGTATCATCGGTTATGTTTAAAGTACGTAAACCAACAAAATCCAATCTAAATTTCTGAAGACCAAAATTGGTGTATTTAGAATATACAAATTTGAAGAATGTTTTTTTTGGATTACCATTTAAAATTATATTTTGATTTCCTACTGCAATTAAATTTAGTAAACCACCAGGCATATTTCTATTCTATTATATTAATACAATAAATATTTAAGCTTTTGAATAAGAATTATATTAATAGAAAAAAATAACATACTAATATAAGAATTAAAAATGGATGCCATTCAAAATGCAAAAGTAGATGAAATAATAGCTAAAACAGGTGGAGTAAAAATGATATTAGTCATTATGATTTTAATGTTAGTATTAAGTACCGCATTGTATATATATACTAAATCAAGATTCGTAAATAAACAATGTGATAATATTAAAACACTGTATGAGGATATGGGTCGCTTACGTTCAATAGATCCAACTGATCCAAACGTAGATGGATTTTTATTACGAGATTTTTATATTAAGACCGCATACAATTGTTGTGGTCTTGGACCATTCAAAAATTCATTTGTCAACGAATGTATATTAAAACAAGCAATCAGACAAGGAGCAAGATGTTTAGATTTTGAAATTTATTCTATCGATAACAATCCAGTTATTGCTGTTTCCACACAAGATGATTTCAATATCAAAGAATCTTTCAATTATGTTAAATTTAGCGATGCAATGAGAGTTGTCAAAGATTATTGTTTCTCTGGATCAAATTGTCCAAATCCCAAAGATCCTCTCATTCTTCATTTCCGAATCAAAAGTAACAATAAAAAAATGTATAAAAATATGACAGATATTCTGTTGGAAAAACTAAAGGAAAGATTATTAGGTAACGAATATAATAATGAAAATCACGGAGATAATTTAGGATCAGTTGAGATCAACAAATTCATGGAAAAAATCGTTATTATAGTTGACAAAACAAACAACAAATACGAACAAACTGAATTAGATGAATATGTTAATATTGCAAGCAATTCTATTTTTATGCGTGGATTAAGAGACTATGATGTGAAATTTACACCAGATCACAAAGAATTAACAGAATTCAATCGTAAACATATGACATTTACCATGCCAGATATGACTTCTGATATTGTTAATATGAAATCTACACTCCATATGAAATACGGGTGTCAAATGGTTGGTATGAGTTATCAAAAATATGATGATAATTTAGAATTTTATGAAACATTCTTCGGAACAAAAGGTCACGCTTTCGTATTAAAACCAAAACCACTGCGTTATGTTCCTGTTACTGTTCCAGAACCTAAACCTCAAGACAAAAGAGTATCTTACGCAAATAGAAAGGTTGACGCCGATTTTTACGGATTCACTATTTAATCAACATGATACGATAGAAAATAATTATTTTACAAGAATGTTAATATAATTATTTATAAATTATAATATTTCTCTTTTAACTCTATATTCGAAGTATTCATTAAATAATTGTGTATTGTTGTCTTACCATCAGATAAGTAAGTATTTTCTAAAAAATTATGTTTGTATTTTTTCGGCATATTTTTTAGAATATTCAAACAAAACAATAAATAGTCAGTAGATGGTTCTTTATAAATATTACTGCGAAATGTCTTATCCCCTTCTAAACATGTATAACATTCTTGATATGAATTATTATAATCTATTACATTAATTTTGCGTATTTTGTAAGTTTTTTCACGATTTACAAAATTATTATATTCATATCTTGGTATATCAAATATAATACCTCTTACGAATATTTGTTTGTTGTTTGCTTTTTTCATGCTCAATATCAAACCTTCTGATAATTCATTTGAAAATATACGCATATAATTTTTTAATATTCCTGAGCGAAAATTGCATGCTTGTGGCATAGTTTTTTTAACACTATTTATTGACATTAAACTCCCATACCCAAATATAGATATTTTTCTATTTAATAAATAATATATTATAAATACGGATAGCAAAATTATAAGTACCACTAAAATATTTATTTTACTATATAATCTATCTTTTTTAATCATATAATTATGTCAATAATAAAATATATATGTCATATTTCCATGATTATTTTATATTAAACGAAAAGACGACAAATTACATGATTTTTCTGTTTTACGTAATAATTGTTATGTAGAAATAAATGATAAATTATATTATCGTGCAAAGGATTTCAGAGAATGTTCCTTTTTCTTTTTTTTTCTTTTTTTCAAAAGTTTTTAATGAAATAAGAGAATTTTACAATAATTTGACCCAAAAAATCCCAAAATAGACTTTTGAAAAAAAAAAAAAAAAAGAAAAAATGGGTTCACTGCAAAAGGCTCTAATTTCCATTTTGCATAATTTTGTTTTGTTTGCATAAACTTTTTTTCGCTTTTTTATTTAATGTGTCAATTTTGGTTTAGGCGAATTTTAATATAGCATAAATATATGCAAAATGCTATAAAAAAATCGCCTAAAATTCGCCTAAAATATTACTGTGAAAAATGTGACTATTCATGCTGTAAAAAAAGTGATTATGATAAACATAATGACAGCAAAAAACACAATGCTACAAAATGCTATAATAATGCTATATTGTCCTCGCTGATATGTGAATGTGGTAAGAAATATAAACATAGTTCAAGTTTTTATAGACATAAAAAAAATTGTATTGTTGAACAAAATAATATGGAAGAAAATAACCTGGATCAAAATAATATGGATCAAAACAATAAAGGTGTACAAGATAATGATAATAATACAAACGATGTTGATTATAAGGAAATGTTCTTACATATGATGAAACAGAACCAGGATCTTCAAAAAACAATGAAGGAAATGATACCAAATATAGGTAATAACAATAACAATAATATTAACAATAATAAATTTAACATTAACGTATTTTTGAACGAACAATGTAAAGATGCATTAAATATTATGGATTTCGTAAATTCATTAAAATTACAAATTACTGATTTAGAAAATACAAGTAAAATGGGTTTTATAGATGGAACCAGTAAGATCATTATCGATGGATTAAAGGAATTAGAATTACATCAACGCCCTGTCCATTGTAGTGACTTACAGAATAAAATACTTTATGTAAAGGATAATGATATGTGGGGACAAGATACGGATAACAAAGATAAAATGAAACGTGTTATAGATGAAGTAACAAAAGCAAATATGAAACAATTACCTAAGTGGATAACTGAAAACCCAACATATGCAAACGATGAAGAATATATGAAAATAGTTTCAAATATTATGAACATGGATGTGGATAATGATAAATCGGAAATAATATCAAATGTATCCAAAGAGGTTATTCTGAATAATGATAACAATAATAAGTTAGATTAGATTAAATATAATACAAATATATTATATTTAATAATTATGTTTTTTAAACTACAAAATTATAATAAGCCTAATCCAAATGAGAAAGCTGTAGATGAAAAAATAAACTATGAGTCAAGATTTAATGATAAAACAAATGAATTTAATATGTTTGTTGATGTTGTTATTGCTTCTAATTTTAAATTAAGCAATGAAATCGCCAAAAAGGTTTCGCAACAAAAGTTTGTAGAGGATAGAGTGAAATATTATTTAGGTGATATGTATGATAAACAAATGGTATATCCAGGCAATGATTATATGAATGTAGATGTATTGGCCAATGACATGGATTCAACGCGTAAAAAATATCCAAAAGGAATTTTTAAACATGGAATCTATACGGGTACAATATGTAAAATGACTCATTTTGGTTTGAAAGTAATAGATAAGGCAGGTCTGTCAGGTTATACCAAACGTTTTCTACCTTATTTTTCGATATTGAATGTACCTAACAAGTATTTTTTATATTTAATAGGGGACGTAGAAATAAATGATGATAATTATTTTTTCACAAAAATACGACTATCTGAATGTAAAAAAGGTGTTATATTAAAGGCCCCGAATTTACAAAGACATTGGGGACCATTGTATTCCAGAGAAGTTTTTGAAAATGATATTCCATACGAGCAAAAAAAAAACATTGCTCTTTGGAGAGGTGCAACTACTGGTCAACCTAATAGACCTGCAAACAGATTTGATTTGGTTGAGAAATATTTTGACAACAATAATAATATGGACATTGCTTTTAGTAATATTGCTTATGGAACCGTAGATACATCTGGAAATATGATTAATTATCAAAGTTACAAAAAATATGCAAAAGGGAAGATGTCTATAACTGAACAACTGAAATACAAATATTTGATATCGGTAGATGGAAATGATAAATCCTCAGCGTTAAATTGGATGTTGGCAAGTAATTCAGTAGTAATGATGGCAAAACCAAAAAAGCTGAGTTGGTTGATGGAAGATCGTTTAATTCCATATGTACATTACATTGAATTAAAAGATGATTTTAGTGATTTGGAAGAAAAGATTCAATGGTGCGAAACACATCAATATGAATGTAAACAAATTGTAAACAATTCAAAAGCCTTTATGAGTCAATTTTATTTTGAAAATGGTGAACGGTATATAGAATCACAGGTTATTAAACGTTATTTGGAAAAAATAAATTTTTCCAAAGTAAATTTTTCCAAAGTAAATCAAGTGCAACTTATCCCAAACAGGAATGAATTATTTTAATCGTCGTGTAATTGTATATATTTATGTACCATAGGCAATGTCATTTTATAAAGTAAATATTCGAGTTCTTCTGATGTGATTACATGGTATTTCATAATTACATAATGAAAAAACAAATATTCAAATCCTGTTATACCTGCGCTTATTATGATATAGTGTAGTATATTTTGTTTTAACTTTTTATAGAAATCATTATCATCTTGAACATTTTGATCATGTTCTTGTATATTATTATTTTCATGGTTATCATCATTTATAAAGAAATCTTCCTTATTATTCATACTATCTTCATTTATAGGTTGTAACGATACGCGCTGTATCATTTCAATATCCATGTCACTAATAGATATTTTTTTCTCTATAGTATCTCTCTTGCAGTATTTTATAAATGTTGTTCTTTCTTCGATAATTAATAAGGTAATACAAAAAATAAACAAGGCAATCCACCATTTTATAGCCCAAATAAATAAGTCATGATTGTATTGATCTCTTTCCTTGGTTGCTATATCCATCTTATATTTTATCATTTGCGTAATATCATTTTCTTCATTATTCTCGATAATGATAATTTGAGATGTATTATATGGAGATTCAATAACAATCGGAGTAAGATTGTTCTCAGCATCTACTAATGGAGAAATAATACGTTTTACTGAATCTTGAAACACATTTGTTTCTATTGGCCCAATGTAATAAAAATAAAATATAATCTCGATAAAGGCTATTCCAGCAATATGAAAAAAAATATTATACATATATAATAATAATATTTTTTAATTTATAATCATCTTCAGTGACGGTTGTCTATTATTCGTATTTATTTTTTTGAGTGACATTACAACATTTTGATTTGTTTGATCATTTTGTTGTGGTTGATTTATACGTACAGTGGTTTTATATTCGTTAATAGTATCATCTTTTAATTCGTAACCGTTAAATCGAACGCGGTTAAAATAGAACGGTATCAATATAAACTTTATTTTTGCTTGATGTAATAAATAAGATTGGTATTTTTCAGAATGTAACTGATTTGTTTTACTATATTCTAATAGTTCATTAAATAGCGTACCATAAATTTTATAGGAATTCATATTCGTAATTGCGAATCTGTCATTAAAATTATAAAAAATGCAAAAATGAGGAATACATATTTTATTGTCTGTAACATGGTTTAAGTATTTGATATTTAATGGGTGAAGATATTTGACATCGGGGCGTAAAAATATAATATAATCAAATTCTTCATTTGATTCTTGTATCATTTTAACCAATTCGTTTTTCGAATACATGGCGCATATAAAATTATCAACACTGTTATAATTTGTATTCCATGGATCAGGATGTGATCGATATTCTTCAATATTAATTTTCGCTTTAATCTCGTCCTGGTCGTCTATTTTAATGTAATCAGGGTTTAACAACTGATATTCTTTGTTGTTCAACCGAATATTTAGTTCATTTGTTCGTGTGTTATTGTATTCGGAATTTACACTAAATGTATGCATAAAAATCGTTAATTCTATATTTTGTAAACGCAATGGTGTTAATATTTTTTCTTGGATTGAACTAATTGTATGTGTTAAACTTCTTGTAATTCCCCAAAATCCTAATGCGATTCTCATTATAATATATTATTATTTTAATAAGAATTATTTTTTTTTAAAAACTGTGTGAATTATGCTTACAAGTCCTGTTGCAAACAACAACATTTTAGTATGCCCATCTACGGTTATTGATTTTGTATTGTTAAATGGATAAAATAAATACATTAGTAATAAATAGACACCTACCAAAAATACGTGTTCAATATTATCTTTGCGATGTACTATTTGGTGTATTTTTTTGATTATCTTTTCGGAATCGATAAAATAATTTTTAATCTTTAATCCGTACTCATGTAAAATCATAAAAACCAAAATACATTTTATGAATAACAATAGATAAATATAATAATGTAATATTTTTTCAGAATTCATAGTATTTATATAATACTACAATAAAAAATAAAAAATTGATATTTTATTTGTAAAATGATAATAATTATAACATAACACAATGACCGAATCAAATCATGCATGGTTTTCCCAAAAACAATTTGACAATGTAAACAAATATAATAAATCAAATAATAGACACATGTTTCCTTACGTTTACTATAAACTAAAATCAGGTACTATTGTTCAGATTACAGAAGTAACACCTGAAAAAAAACATTATTTTGATGATGTCCAATACTTGGGAGAAATAGATTCGTATTACACTTGTGCTAAAATTATGCAAAAATTTATCTAAATTTACAAATAATAAATTACAGACCTCCGTTTCTTTGAATTTTTTTCATTATTTCATCATAATAATAATCTTCTTCGTCAAATAATGGTTTTTGAATTATTGAATGTTGTTTGTATATTTTATTATTTTCAGTGTATTTATTAGCTATGTATAATTTAGTAATATGATATGTTGTATTAACTAACGTTTTTGAGGGATATTTAATATATTCAACCGTTTTTTTAACCGTTGTTTTAATAGATTGATGCATCTTTGACTTTATAAAATATTATAAAGTTATCTTTATTTAATTTATTTAATTTATTCAAAAAATAAAATTGAATCAACATTTAATTATAACGTTATTTATAAATAAATAGAATGTTATCGTTGCAACAAGTAACTAAATCTTTGGAAAACAGACCACTTAATGGGAGTACCTCAACATTTGTTGAGATGTTACGGAGAACCGTAAGAGAAAATAGGAATGTAGATGTGAAATCAAGAATTAATATAAAACGGACAAAATCGATGGACAATCTCCAAATTTTTAATAATTAGTAAATATAATGAAAACAAAGAAGTGGTCGAATATAAGTCCATCAAAAAAACATATAAAAACGTATAAAAAGAAACATGGTTCTAAGTGTTTTTTGTTGCCGGGAGAAAATAAATATCCTGTGTGTAATAAATACAACGGTAAAATAGAATGTAAAGGATTGCTTGCAGCCCACAATCGTGCAGCATTAAGCATTTATAGAAAACTAAAACCAAAAACGTATTCCTATAAGAAAATAACACGTAAGGCGCGTAGAATTGCAAAAAGAAGGAAATGTAATTGGGTTAAATAAAATTTATAGTTATTTTTTTTTATTCAATAAATATAAGTATGACAAAGAATGATTTACAAGATAAGGAATTGGAAATATTAAGAAATGCGGTTGATGTTGCCGAAAAAAAAACAAACCACAAGGTTGTAAATTCTCCTGAGGTAAAACAAATTATCTCAATCGTTGAAAATTTTTTACGCACAAAACAGTTAGTATGTTATGGAGGTACAGCAATTAATAATATATTACCAGTTGAAGATCAGTTTTATGACAAATCTTTGGAGATACCTGATTATGATTTTTTTTCTATGAATGCGCTGAATGATGCCAAAGAGTTAGCAAATATATATCATAAAGAAGGTTATACTGATGTAGAAGCTAAAGCAGGTGTACATCATGGAACATTTAAGGTATATGTTAATTACATTCCTGTTGCTGATATTACAATGTTACATAACGATTTGTTTCGTTCAGTAAAAAGGGAATCGATTAAAAGAGCAGGAATATTGTATGCTCCACCCAATTATTTGCGAATGGCAATGTATTTAGAATTATCACGTCCTAAAGGAGATGTGAGTCGTTGGGAAAAAGTATTAAAGCGATTGATATTGTTAAACAAACACTATCCGTTAAAGGGTAAGAATTGTAATTTAGTAGATACTCAACGGTCCTTTGAATCTAAAAAACAAAATGAAGAAACAATATATGATTTGGTAAAAAGAGCATTGATGGATGAAGGGGCAGTATTTTTTGGTGGCTATGCTAATTCACTTTATTCAAATCATATGCCAAGATATTTACGTGAAAAGCACAAAAAGATACCTGATTTTGATGTATTAGTAGAAGATCCTCAAAAGGTTGCAACGATTGTTAAGGAGAGATTGGGTTATGATAATGTTAAAAATGTAAGTATTAAGAAACATAATCCCATTGGCGAATTGGTGGACGAACATTATTCTGTTATTGTAGCTGGAGAAACAGTTGCTTTTTTATATAAACCGAACGCATGTCATAGTTATAATGTTTTACATACAAAACATTCAAAAATAAAGATAGCAACCATTGATACTATGTTGAGCATGTATTTGGCGTTTTTATATTCAAGTCGTGATTATTTTCAACCAGATCGTATTTTATGTATGGCACAATATTTGTTTACAGTTCAACAGAAAAATAGATTGGAGCAAAAAGGATTATTGCGTAGATTCAGTTTAAGTTGTTATGGAAAGCAAGATACTTTAGAAAGTATGCGTGCATTAAAGACTGAAAAATTTGAGGAGCTAAAAAATAAACGTGGCACTGATGCGTATGATGAATGGTTTTTAAAGTATTCTCCTGGCGTGGATGGTGTAAAGAAACAAGCTAATAAAAAAACAAAAAAGAATACTAAGAAGAAACGAAAAACAAAAAAGAAAAAACAGGTAAAGGGAGGTAAAAAAACACACAGAAAGAAAAAATATATAAAAGGAGGAAACACGGATGCTGATCCTTCACAAATAGCAGAATATATAAGAAGATCGGCTACATGGGCAGGAGAAAATAAAAAACCAAACGAAGACAAAGCAATTTCAATAATAAGTGGACATGATTTTGATCCTAATCAAGAATCTAAGGAAGGAATACCGTTGATTCATGTTGCAATGAATTCGAGAAACATGAAGATATTAGAGATGTTAATAAAACACCCGAAAACAGATACAGAAGCAAAAACTATTAACGATGAAACAGTTTTACAAAAAGCCATTTCGAGTAATAATGATTATGTTATTAATTTATTCAAAAAAAATGGTAAAATCCCTCAAAGTTTTAAAAAATTATTGTAAGTTATAATTTTTAGTACACAAATTTAATATTAAATAATTATATATGAATTATTATTTAATATTACCATTTATTTTGTTAATAATATCAATAGTAATTTTTAATCGACATACAAAACCTATAAACAAGGAAACATTTGATCCCTGGATGAATTTTAATCAACCAGATTTCAATGATGTTGGTAAACAACCAACATATGATGATTGTATGTTACAAGGATATGGAGATGATTTTTGTACACAATCAACTGTTCCAAATTATAGAAAGGAATTGCCACCTGAAGGTCGATGTAATTGTGCAGGAGGTAGATTCGGCACGTATCAACATAATGGAAAATGTTTTTGTTATATTCACGATGAATCGAAGGGAGAATATACGCAAAAATTATTTACGAATTATACTGCTGAAGGAAGTGAATGGTTAAAAAACATTAAGGCGTACGGTAGAAAGGATACGTTCTAAATGATATATGAAATAATAATTCTCTCCATTTCATTTGGTAATTTTTTTAGAATTTGCAAAACATTTATAAAATGAATAATATTTCTAATATTTTTCATGTTATATGTAAAGCTTATGTACTGTTGTATAACCTGTTCTATGGTACATGCTGGTTTCCATGAACATTTACGTAGATAGGATGAGCATTGTGGACAACTATGACCGCATACATTGGTGTAATAATTTATTAATCTCGATGGAACGGAGGTATAATTAATTTCAGTGTCATTAATTCGGATTTGTGTAGGTGGTGTAAATGGATATTTGTGGTTAAAATATACACTTATTTTATAGTCATCATAATTATAATGACATTGTGTTTCATCTATAAGTATAGGGTAATAAATTTGTAACTCGTTACATAATCTTCGGATGGATATATATTTTCTTTTAATAATAGGACATATATCATTATTATTGCTTATGTAATTCATATTTATAGTATAGTATATACGTTGTATGTTTATATAAATTTTTGGTATAGTTACATACTCATAATGCAGTATGAAAAATCCTTGATAATTTTTAAGCATAGTTCTTTTATGGTTTTTGCATAAATAGAGTTTTTAAAATGACTGGGTATATATGGTTCAAATGATATTATAAAATGTATAATGTAAACAATTAACAACCAACAAAATTCCCGTGTTCTGTATATGGTATAATTTATTAAATTCCAATCATTTACATAGCTGCACATTTTTGACGGTTTATTTTTTAAGAAGAAATCGTGAGTATCTATTATGCCACCAATAGTTCTACTGACAATATTTTTATCATAAAAGGTGTTGATCATTGATTTAAAACTGCCAATTTTCCATAAATCAATAAATAATATTTTGTTTTCAACAATGCGTTCAGGAAATATATATGGACATGTTGCATCAGTACAATTTTTGTATGTTAATTCGTCATTTGTTATAATGGGAATAAATGTAGATCGACGCAATTTATCTATTAAATCAGTATTACTTGTGTATGTAGATACAACGACTTCTTTCTTTTGCTCTATATCGATGTAGTTAATATAAAGTTTATTGTTTAATAATTTGTAGGCCTTTTTATCGAGTTTATTTATTTCCTTTTCAAATATAGCGAATGCTTTATCTAAATGAATGGTATTATTAAAATTTTTACGCATATCTGAGTAGGTGGATTCAATTAAATGAATTTTATTTAAACAATACAAACATCCAAAGAGAGCTCCGACACTTGATCCTGAAACACGATGAATTTTCAATAATTGTTTATCTTCTAATTCTTTTATATATAACAATGAACCATACATGTACACACCATTAAATGCTCCACTATCTAAAACCAAGTCAATATCTTTTGGTATATGCGTTTTATCAACATTATCTAATAATTCATTAATTAAATTTTTATAAATGGGCATATAGTATTTTTAAATAAAAATTTAAAAAAAGTATAACGATTATATAAGAAATGGCTGGAGAAAATTACATTATATTACAAATTGCTATATATAGTATTTTGGGTTTTGTCATAGGATATGGTTGTAAGGCTTTTGTATGTCATGACAACAACGATAATCAAATAGAAGCATTGGAAGATGAGTTTGATAGGATGGAAGCACAAAACAACGAAGAGGTTGAAAGAAGATCTCAACAAATTATAGATAGAATAGATAATTGTCAACAAGTAGTCGCGTATCCTGTTACTCCATCAGCTCCAGAAATATCACATGATACTATTGTTTATGATAATTTGAAGTAATATTTAGGATTTATTTAAATCCAGTGCTTTATTTATTGCATAAAATTGTGTTGCAAATAAAATACTTACAATAATATATCCGTTAAAATTATAATTTCCATCTCCAGAAAAAGCGAATGGAATATATTTGGTCATATTTTTTCTAACAAAGGGTAACTGGAAAATGAAATATAGAAAACCGATAAAAATAGGTAATTTTAATTCGTCAAAAATTATTTCTAATGAATCTTTTCTATTATCTTCTTGATATTTTCTGTACATCATTTCATTTTCATCGGAATAATTTTGAATATAATCTTCGGTTGGTTTATCTTGTGGAATATAATTAGGTTGAACTTGTTGATCATTCATCATGGGTTGTGTGGTAGTTGGAATATCACGTGACGGTAACGCACCAACTCCTGCTGAGGATAATTGTTGGATTTCTTTACTAAACTCATTAGGATTATATGATTTAGATTCTAATTCGGGTTTTTGAATACGGGTATCTTTTGCCTCTAAAACAATGTTTTGTTGGGACATTTGAGATACAGATGGATCACTTGGTAATTCTTCAATTGAACTTGTATTGCTCATTGGTATAATATATTATATAGAAGGTTTGTTGATTGAATTTACGCAAAAAATACTTCCTTTTTAGATTTATTGTGTTGAACTTGCTTATGTGTAAATTTGTAGCATGTATTATCCACCTTGTATGTTTTTTTTTCAATATTTTTTATTTTTGGTGCTTTAAACAAAAGACAGTTACGCTCGTTACATACTTTTCTAAACAATGTAGCTAATCCGAATCCTAAAATGATAGATATAACGTATTTGCTATATTTTCCATAAAGTAATCTTTTGATTTCCATATAATATATAGTAATAAATTAGTTTTGAACAGGAATTTCTTTTAAATTTGTATCATCAGACGGACATTTAACTTTCTTATAATCGAATGAAAAAACATTATCTGCTTTATCAATAAACTGAACTTTATCTAAATTGTTTGGACTTGGGTATACATATATAACTGTTGGATCTGGTTTTGTAATATACGTAAAGAACAACCCGATTGCCAAACTTATTATAAATGTAGGTACGTGGAAGAATTTCATTCTTGATATATATTCACAATATTATTTTGTATTTTGAATAATTTCTGGATCTGTATCTATTACAAATTCAGTATCGATTATAGATGTTTCATTTTGAATTAAATTTTTCTTTTTTTCTTCGTAGTAATCTGTTTCTAATTTATAATAGCTATATTTTAACGAACGATCTTTATCAATCATAGGTAGCAAATCGTTAATATAAATTTCGACTGCGTCTTTGATAAGTTGTTTATTATTTTCTGATTTACTTTGTTTTATTAATTGAATAATTTCATATTTTTTTTTAGTCATTACTTCGGAGTGTTCCGCAATTGTTTTCTTGTTTTTTAAATATGGTGTTGCTTCAATAAGATCATTTAAATATCGTTCGTATTCTTTATTATTTTCGGAATAATCTTTTTTTATTTTATCAAACGTAGCCAACGTGTTTTCTTCATTTGAATATTGGAAAAATAGATTTAATTTTGTTTTAATAATTTCGTCTTTATCTGGTTCTTTACCGCTGTCATATAATTCTACTGCCCAAGGAATGGTTTCATAATTTCCTTTTTGAATAATAATATTTAATTCACAAGGAGTATATTTATCCTTACTTGTAGCTCCACATTTCGCTTGTAATTTTCTGTCCTTTTCTATGAATAATGTTCCTACAGGTTTTCTACAGTGAATACAAGGTATACGCATTAATTGAAACTTTTCGCGTTTTTCTTTCAAAGATAAATTTTTATTGTTGATAATTGCTTTCTTCTTTGTTAGTAAAGATTCATCGTATCTACTTTTTTTCTTATAATAATTTTTAACAGCTTCTAATATTTTTGGGTCATTCATAATGTATATGTTAAGTAAATATTTTTTTCGTATTATAATAATCAAAATCATCTGTTAATTTAGGTAAATCGGTTATCATGTTTGATGTTTGCATTGTTTGTTTTTTAATGTCCTGCATTTTTTTGATTTTCGATAGAATATACGTTTTTTGTTGTCTTAATTTAACTTCTTTTTCGATTGGTGTTAATTTTCCTTTATATCTGACAATTAGAAATATTGCTAAAACTAAAAAAAATAATATAAATGCAACGGTATTGTATAAAAAATTATTGTAGGATGTCTTTATGCTATGACAATTTTTGAGTGTTTCATTAATGAAATATTTCATTCCAGGTTCAATTAATCGTGGTCTTTCCATATTAATAATTTAAATTATAATAATAATTTATATATATTATTTATACATATGGCATCATCACTTTTGGCATTATTACTATTTACATTTCTTACATTATTTTATTTCATTGCTAAATATTTTATGTATAATAGCTCACAATTAAAAGTAATTGTTGGAATTTATGTATTACTTGTAATAGTAACACAATATCTTATTAGTTTATCAGCTATAAAAGAAAAATGTGGCAACAATGATTATGTAGCTGCGTTTACTGTAACATCATTTCCTTGGGTATTTATATTTGGTGTGCTATACATTGTAATGACAATGTTTCCGTCATGGAAGGCGCCATTTTCGAATACATTTGGTTATTTAGCCGTAAGAGTAGCAGGCGTGCGAACATTATTGATAGATAATATTTTGAAAAAGGACGCATATAAACAAGGAGGTGGATCGCGTCGTTATAAAAATGTTTCGCGTCGTGTGAAACAGAGAGGTGGAGAAAATGAGGGAGAAGAATCAAATATATCGAGTGTGAATGAAATGGCAAAAGCGTTACAACATATTTATAGTGATCCTTCATTACTGATTAACGAACTAACACCTGATAACTATGATACCTTTTGGACACGAATGAAACCGCTATTCAAAGCGAATGCGAATGAATATAAGGACGATCTTTTTAAGATGGTATTGTTGAAAGATATAACCTCCGAATTAATATGGTACTTATTAACAGGTATGTTAATTACCTCTATGGTTGCTAATTCTATTGCCAATAGATTATGTAAATACTCTATGAGTGAAATGAAGAAAAATCAACAAGACTCAGAAAATTCAATTATCAACGCCGATAAAGCTAAACAAAATGAGAAACCTAAGGTGTATGAAACTAAAGAATAAATGCAATATTTGAATAGGAATTATGAATGTATTAATAACAAAATTATTTATATTTATTATATTTGTTATTAATAAATTATTCTTGGAAATGCTAAAAAGTATAAAATACCTAAGTAACATATAATAGCGGTCATAATAACAGTTAACCACATTGGTAAAATTGTTTTATTTCTATACCCAAGTCCAAAATCTCTAAAGGTACCATTTTTATTGTATATGCAATTTGGTTTATATATATGAATTATGCTGAAAATGAATAGAAACAATAATATGGAAAAGGATATTACATTTTGTCTAATAAAATTGCGGGATATCATTATTATTATATAATAATGATAATTATTTTTTTATTTATCTAAAAACCTTCATCCCCATCATTATCACCATGATCATCATCCTCGGCAAGATGATCCAATGTCATTTCTTCTCTCTCTATTTCTTGACCAGTAATAAAATCTTGTGCTTCTTCATCAATGAAGTAATCATTCATATTAAATTTATTCATATGTAATGATTCTTCGATATTGCTGGTTCTATTTAATATTTCGCTTCTCTCCTCGTCATATGTTTCTTTGACATATTGTGTTAATCCTTTCTGTAACCCTTTTCCCCATTCACCTAATTTGTGTTTTTTGAATAATTTATTTACTTCTCTTTGTTCATCGGTAAATTCTTTAAGACGTGTTGTTTTATCTGTTTTTTCTCTTTCAGATGATCTATTTATTTTTTTCATAATATTTTCATAACTTAAATTAATATTAGACTTATTTGTTGAAAATCGTTTTGTAAATTCAATTAAAAGTTTTGCAACCTTTTCAGATAGTTCTAATTGTTCTCCTGAAACGATATCATCTTCGTCGCCATAATTGCCTGTTCTAATATCATCTATCTCGCCATCAGTAGTAATATCTGAAAATCTGGCTTCGCTGTGTTTTGTTGATGTTAGTACTTTTGTATTGTTAATGAAGTAGAAGTATACTTTTAACATACAAAATTCGTATAGAAATGAACTGGTAGCCTTATCGAAAATAGAAAGAACTTTTTTATCGGACGATGGAATATCTATTGGAGAAAAACAAGGAATGATTGTACACAATACAAAAATATTTTTACAATCTTCTTGGACATTTAATAGCAATTGGTCAAGATTTTCGTCGTAAAATTGTGGTAAAAATGAATAATATGCCATGATCATGTTTTTGATGTCCACATTATGATCATTTGAAAAATTCCAATGTTTATTAATTTTAACCTTATCGTATTCTGTTTTACGTAAAATAATGTTAGGATAAACATAACACATATTATTTATACAATCTAATATAAAATCTAAAATACGGTACACACTATCATGATGTATGTTGGTGAATTGGTCAGTGGATTTTTCGCGCAATAAATTCCACGAATGAGATTCATTAATAAATTCTAATACTGGAGATAAATCTTTGGAAGTCATTCTACCATGTGTAGTTAAAAATTGCGTTATCTGTGTTTTCATTTTACTGTTTTCACTTGATAAATAGTTTTTAAGTGATTCCATCTCAGGTGTCTCAGTTTTAACACCTATTTCAAAGGTGTCGATTAAGTCGGTTAGTAAATTTTTAAATTCTGAAGGAATATTTTCATCTTCAATGTCTTTTAAATATATCATCATATCTCTTATTTTCTGTATTCTACTAATTGGTTCAATATCCAGAGACTTTTTGATAACATTACGCTTATTAATAATTTTCATTAGATGATGTAAATGTGATTCATTATAATTAATATTGTTTTCCTTTAGAAATGTTATTTGTTCATTTATATTTGTATTTTTTGGAAAGTTTTCAGGTTTATAAACACCGATTTTTTCAATATCTTGGAATAGAGGTATGTCATTATTAAAATTGCATAAATGAATAAAATAATTATAAATAAGTGTTTCTGAAAATATGTTTGATGTTTTGGGAAATTGTAATTTTGTATTGGTATCAAATAGATAATAAGGAGCAAGTGGTATTTCGAATGTGTCTATTAATGTTTTCATATAATCATTAATTATTTCGTTATCCTTTTCAATAGAATTATTTTTACTGATGAAATATTGTAATGGTGTTTGAATTTGGGTTTCAATACAACAAGTATTTTCTAAAAATATTATGTCACTATTGCTTTTAAGTTGAGGTATTTCGTCTTTTACAATTTTATTGATTTTTTCGATAATTTGAAATGTATAAGAAATAATCTTAGATTCCAATACTAATAAATCGTCATCCTGATGCTCCTTTCCAGATTTCATTTTATCAACAAGAGAACTAATAAAGCTACTTGATACAGGATTTAATGATTTTATTTTGAAATCAATTAATGGAGGTAAAAATGTATTCCAATTAGTAACATCATGTTCAATAGGTATATCGACATTTAAACCTCCTGTAGAAATATATTCCATTTTTTTTGTGATCATTCGTTCTATAGCCACATCTTTTAATATGTCATTTTCGATCAAATCTTTTATAGTTTGTACGAGTCCATCAGATTTCACTTTACTCAAGCTGTTCCAAGGCGATATTGATTTATTTTTTATTTTTAGCATTATACATGTGATATAAATAATTCCGTCAAGATTGGATGTTTTTTCCAACGGATAACCGTCAAAAGATTTAACACATCCTGGAAATGTTTTGTTTGTCTTAATAGACGGTACCGATGTTTGAATGAAAATGTGTAAATATGCTGATGTTAATACAATGAGTAGATAATTTTGTTTATCTTCATACGATTGAATTTTCTTTCCTTTTGCCGATGCCTTTTCTTCTCGTTTTTTATGTTCTTCTTCTGATGTCATTTTACGTGTAAATAAATTTAATACGTTTTGAATAATAGATATATAATGTTCCTCCATGTTAATATACATATAATTGGTTAGTCCTGATAATATCTTATATACTGTAAGAGCGATTGGATCTTCAATCATGTCTTGAAGGTTTTCCATTTCATCCAAAGATATTTTTTGTTCTTCTACTAATAAATCATTGGTTGAAACTTTATAACCAGTTTCATTTCTACCTTCTTCGTCAGAAAAATCTATGCTTACAATTTTACGACCACTGTGTTTATCCACCCAATACGATTGGTCGTCGCTCTGTTTGCCTCTATCTTTTTTAATTTTTTCCAATTCACCAAGATAATCACCGTCCCTGTTAAATGTAATTGCTAATGTATAAAAGAACGATGGAAGTATTTTTGTATCTGTCTTATTACAGTAAAACCAATATGGACTTTCATTTTCATTTGGGTCGCGTGTAAATGCTTGTTTAAAGAGAATAATGTCATTTTGTTTTTTGATAAAATCAGGTTGTCCTAATATTAATTCTAATTTTTGTAAATATGGACTGCGGATTTGTGTAGTTTCGTCTTCCATAAATTGGAGACCTAATTCATAACGTTGGTTGTTATATTTATAATTATTTGTTTGATTGATTAGTTTTATATGTTCAATTTGACTTTTGTAATACGCGTAATTAGACATCAATACTTGTGATAAGTCTTCTATAGATAATTCATGATTGAGATCAAATTCTTTTAATAGATTTTCTAATGATTTTTTCTTCATTTCAGATTCAGTAACATCCAAATTCATACATTTATCATTGAATGAAAAACATTTGTCCTTTAAATTACAAAACATTTCATCATTCATGTCTAATCCTTCATAACTTTGATTTAATATCCATTTGTTTAATATACGTTTATAATATTTTGTTTTTTTGCCTTCTTCATCCAATATAGCATAATCATTGTCTCTGACAATGCGCTTATTAATTATCATTGAATTCGCTTCAAATTCAGATTCTTCTTCAGATAATCCAATATTTTCTTGTAATTTTTGACCTAAGAATAATTTAAATTCTTCTGGTTCATAGGATTCCATTTCATCTTTATATTCATCCATAATTTCATAATGTGTTTGATCATAATGTTTATCATAATAAATAGATTTATCATTGTCTTCGAGTAATTCATCTAATGCAATGTATTTTTTTGCCAACGTAAGAGTATTACATTTATCAGTTTTTTTCTCTTTTTGAATAAATTCACCATATTGTTCATTTCCTTTATTCAACTCATCTTGAATATTTACAGTTTCCAATAATGACAAATTTGATAACACTATTGCTGAAGACAATAATCGCCCTTTATCAAGCGAATAGATTGTTCGAAGAATTTCACTATTTGATTTTGTTTTCAAAAGATCGCTATTAGGAAAATATATTTTATTAATAACATCATCTGATAGTTCTATCTTGGATTCTGGATGATAAGTATCCTTTAATAAATTTAGCATAGAAAGAAATGGTATTGTTTGTTTAGCCACCTTATTTGCTGTTATTGTTTGGAAAACCTTTCTCCTTTCTTTATATATTCTTTTATAATCTAATATTTTGCCATTTAAAAATTTCGTCATATCTTCGTACAACATATAAGTGATATCATCAATATAAATTAGAAATGGTTCTAATTCATTTACAAGTGATAATAATGATAGATTGCCATTGTTGAACTGTTTGGTATAATCGAATAACTTGCGTGATTTTGGTATAACTGCATTTAAAAATTTATCATAAATATCAATATCTTCAATAGTTTCATTAACAGAAATTTGTAAATTAGTTTTCAAGAAATTTTTAACAGTTGTGTAATCGAATAATTCATCAATGTTATCAATAACAATTTTTTTTGTATTTCCAACTGATAATTTATCAAAATACTCAACATGATTCAATAATGAACGTGATAAAATAGATGTTTCAGGTAAGAATTGTTTAAAATTATTTATTACAGGTTTTGAAAACAACATTATACTTTTTGGCTGTATGCGTTCACTTGAAAGAAAACGCTGATTTGTCATTTTTGGATCCATATTTAGTTTTTGTTTTTCGAATGTGTCTTCATAATCATCTGAAATAATATTTTGCGTAACAATATCAATATCTTTTGTCACATTTAATGTTGTTAATGTAGATGCTCCATTTGTTAATTCATATGGTTTTAAAAAGGTATCAATAGATTGTAGAAAGAACTTATATTTATTATTATCTGATGGTGTATTATTCCTTTTGTAATTTTCATAAATTTCATTCAAATGTTGCAGATCCTCTGTATTTTCATGATCATTATAAAATGAGTTATTTACTTCAACAATAGGGGTAATATTTTTAAGGTTCTTGTCAAATTTGGAGAGGAATGGTATAAGAGGTCGATGTGTTGGCCCTTTTTTTTTAGGAAGTAAAGCATTTCCGTATTCATCAAATTCGGAGAATTGTTTACGTAATTGAACAAACCGTTCAATCATTTGATTTAAGTTATTCATAACAGTTGAGTTGCGTTTATGTGTTGGAATATCTGATAATAGTTCATCTAATAAACTATTTGTTTGTGCCTCAATACTAAATCTTTGTTTTGATTTATCAACGTCTTTCAAAATAGATACTTCACCGAGTCTCTTTCCAAATATTTCATCTTCATTTGTTCCAATAAGTGTTTCATTAACTTCATCCGAATAATCGGGGGTGGGTGTAATTCCATAAATATCGTATTGTTCTTGTTCATCTTCATCGTCTACTGCGGTTATTGTAGGTTTTTCTTCTTCTTGTATCTGACTATCTTCTGGCGTTCTCTCCTTCGATTTTAATACACTTGGTTGAGGTCGAATGATAATTTCATCAATAAATAGTTCCTCAGGTACTCCTTTATAAGCAAAATCTATATAAATAACATCATCACTTTGGTACAATTTAATTTCAATCATATCTTCTTCTAAATTAGTTATTTGTCCTGTAATAATAGATGGAAATTCGCCACCGAAATGAACATCAATCCATGTGTTAGGCAATAGATTGTTTTGTTTTGCGTAACCATCATTAGAACCACGACTGACTAATATAATACTTTCTATAGATTCATCTTGTAATGATTTATCGGTATTTAATAGTAATGTATAATCGTCGTTAGTTGAGACATTGATGATTTTTAATTTTATATTATCGATATAGTCCAATAAAAAAATTTTATCATGATATAAATCATTTGCGGGCGAATTGAATTTTATAATATCATATGTTTGTAAAAATATAGTATCACTTTGTTTTGACATATCTTATATTTACAGTAGAAATTAATATCAATAACGTATTAAATTGATTTAAAAATACAGCAGTATAATTCATTATTAATATGACAAATCCTCTTCTGTTTGATAAAGACTATATAATGTCTACCGATCTAATTGATAGTATAAAGGTTCATAAAAAAGGTTATAGAAGTTCAAAAGGCGGTAATTATCAAATCTTAAGATATGATAAGGATCTTCTTTGTAATAATGATAAAAACACTGGTAATTTTCGGTCTTTAATCGTGAATTTAAACAGTAAACAAATGACAGTATTTTCTCCAACTAAATCACTAAATTTGGATGGTTTAACTGATTCAAATATGATAAATACTCGGGCTGAAGAATTTGTAGAAGGAACTATGGTAAATTTATTCTATGATGAAGAAGTACAAACATGGGATATCGCAACAAGAAGTACAGTAGGTGGAAATGTCAAATTTTATAGAGATGTTCCCAAAACGTTTAATGCTTTATTTGAAGAAGCATGCATAGCTTGTGGATTGAATATTGAAGATAATTTTAATGAAAATTATTGTTATAGTTTTGTATTGCAACATCCTGAAAATAGAATTGTTACTCCATTTAATAAACCTGGATTATATTTGGTAGGAGCGTATTCATTTGAGGAGGTTGAAGAAAACGATAAAAAAATGATTAATGTGAATGGTTTTGATTTTAACAATGATGCTTTATTGGACAATAATATGAAAGAAGCAAAGGAATATATTATAAATAATACAGGTGTAAAACTACCAGCTATTTATAATGAAACAAGTCACACAAAGATGAATTATGTAGATCACTATGCTTCTTCTAATACGATTTATAGTATTGTAGGAGTCGTTTTCAAAGATTTGACAAATCCTTTTATTCGTTATAAAGCTCGTAATCCAAATTATGAAGATGTTAGACGCATGAGAGGTAATCAATCAAAAGGTCAATATACATATTTGGAATTGCGTAAATCAGGAAACATGACAAAGTATTTGAAATTGTATCCTGAAGATAAAAATAAATTCAATGTATATCGAGACCAAGTTCACAAATTTACATATACCCTCTATCATAACTATGTAAAGTGTTATATTAAAAAAGAGAAACCGTTAGGTGAATGGCCTAAGCAATATCGTATTCATATGTACAATATCCATCAAAAATATTTGAGTGAGTACGTAAACCATAAAAAGTCAATTATGCTGACAGATGTTATATATTACTTTAATGAACTACATCCTTCTCAACAGATGGCGATGTTGAATTATGTTTTTAGAACTAATGAAAAGGACGTAGAACGAAAAAAAATTATCGATTCAGAAGAAAAGGAAAAGGAAATTCAAACAGAATAATAAAAATAATTAATTAAAAAAAATAAAATATTATAATTTTTTTAATTACTATCAAATTTACAAAAAGAAACAATTGCGTATCGTTCTCCTGATGTAATTGGTCTAACACCATGCCAATGTGTCATTCTGCCAGGGTGCATGACTAAATGGCCTTTGGGTGCTTTTACTAACAATTCGTGTTGAGGAAAATATGTTCCTCCTCCTTCAAAATCTTCCCCCTCTTTTGATAAATTTAATATTACTGAAAATTCAGAAGAATCGTGATGGAGATTTAAACTATTTTGAATTCCTGGTTTATATCTAATTATAAAGGTTTCGTGCGTTAATTTTTCAGGTTTGTAACTACTTCCTTCGTACATTTTATTTACAATAGGAATAACAATGTTTTTTATACAAGACGTATAAATACTGTGTAAATTACTATTGTATTCTTTTAATAGTACATCATTTGTTGGGAAGTTATCATGTCTACTGTCTGTCCATCCGCCAAATTTTTTTAGATCACTAACCAATTCATTGCAAAAATTATCTTTAAAAAAATGAAAGTGATACAATCCGAATGATAATTTATTTGTAATTAATTTTGCTTCATAATTAGATGATATTAAATCGTAAGACAAATATTTTTTATCCCAAAATTTATTATTATATTTGTAAATGGTAAGTTGTTCATGAATAAGTTTTTCAACAGTTTCGTTCGAAATTTCTGGTTGTTTGTCTTGTTGTTCATTGTCCTTTTTTTCGAAATCGCTCATATATATAATAATAACAGAAAATATGTTTATATGGAATTAAATAAAAAATACATAAATACAGAATATATAAATATAAATATTTACCATGTTAATATTCTTGTGTTTTTTGATTTCTGATTGATCGTCTAATTATACTCGGATTTTCTAATATTTCTTGTTGTCTTTTTTCTTTTAGTTCTTTACGATATTCAGCTCTTTTTTCACGAAGATATTTCTTTTCAAGTTCTCGTTGAATAAACTCTTCTTCCCTCATTTTTTCTCGTTCCAGTTCTATAACTTTGTTTTTTTTATTTTCTTCTTGAATTTTTTCGCGATAACTATTTTCAATTAATATACGCCTTTGTTCCCATAATTCCAACATAAATGGATAGTATCGTTGTCTCACCTGGAAACTATTGTGTGTACGTAGATCATTTCGCATTTCGTTCCAGAGACGACGCTCTTCACGCGTATTTACTTGTAATTGCTTAAACATTGTATTAATCATTTATTCTTTTCTTATTTATAAAATTAAAAAAGTTACTTCAATTTTATAAATAGATTCTTTTATATAGATGTTATATATTTAACGTCTGGATCTACGGCTGCGTCTGGAACCACCCATAGGATTACGAGAACCACCACGACGGCTGCGTCTGGAACCAGCTTTGCGATTACGTGTTCTGCGACCACCTACTTTAGCTCCACATGATCCACCACGTCTTGATTTACGACTACGTCTTCTGCGACCACCCTTCCATTTAACACCACTTTGACCAGTGCGAAATGCGTTCATAGCAGCACATATCTTCGTCATCTCTTCCTTTACCTTGGAATTAACTCCTGACCATTCAGAAATAGACCAAGTACCTACACCTGCAAGTCCTGTTTTAACCATACTACCTAAATCAGATAGTGAAGAGTAAGTCATTGTTGCTGAAAGTTGTAAAATAGCTCCGTTTAATCCACGGTGAAAAGTATCAGAGACTGCTGTGTTCAAGGTTGACATGGATTGTTCAGATACACAACTTAAAACGTAATGTCCTCCAAACATAGAAGCAGATAGAAGAGCTAATATTATAACACCATCATATACAGTGCACTCGCCATCACCGCCACGCATA